GTTCGTCTTTGCGTCCGATCAATACCCGGGCGCTCGGCGCAATCACCGCAATCTCGTCGGCGTACTGCTCCAGCGTGGAGTTGTGCACCACCACCATCGTCTTTAACGCTAGTTTGAGGCGACGCAATTCAAGCGCGATCCCGGCCGCAATCACTGTTTTGCCGCCGCCAACGCCCCACGCAATTAGTGCATATCGATCTTGTATCGCGCGCCAAATGACGTTCTTTTTGTCGGGGAAAAGATCGAAATCCTTATTTTTCCACGGGAGAGTAAGGAATTGTCCGTCATACGTCCGTTGCGCGAACCCGTTCGCCTCGCGGTTATAGATTTGCGCGAGCCGCGGACCAAGCTCCGCATTGCCTTTCGCGTAAGCCACAAAAGCGTCACTCAACCGTTTACCCGCATCCCTAGCCGCCATAGTTGCGCCTTCATCGGTATCACCCTTTCGATCCTTGTCGGTGTGGAGAACCTCGATGCGCTTCATGTTCAGCATCGAGTCCATCAACTCAGGCACACTCACCTGGTCTGTCCTGAAATCTTTGTGCGCTACACCGGTCGCACGGTAATCACGCAAGCCTACGGTGTAAAAGTCGCGCCCGCCGGCGAGAGCTGTGTGGTATTCAATGGGTAACTCAATCCCGATCGTGCTCAGGAATTGCTGGTAAGCGTCCACTGGCACCCATGTCGCGCCGATCTTGAACCGGATTTCGTCGATTGGCACGTCCTCCGGTTGAACCGCCTCTAGCATTTGAGCGTTGCGCTCGTAATCCGGGCCTGCGGCTTTAGCGATGTCGAGTTTCTTACGCACATTGCCAGCCAGGTATTGCTCGCGAGATTGAAGTTGCCCGTTTTCTGGGTCGCGCACCACGATGCCGGATGCGACCAATCCTTGTTCCACTTGTTCCCGGCTTTGGCCGGTTAAATCCGAAATGTAGCCAAGGTCCACGCGACCGCGCCAACCGAGACTCATTCCGAAAGCGTCTTCTAGACTGTCAGCTTTCGTGGGTTCAATGATCGGCGTAAGCACGCGTTTCTTGAACACGTCGGCCTTTGTAAATTGTCGGCTCTTTTTGCCGTCCAAAATCGACAACATCTCTTTAACGCCGCCTGAAACCTGAATCGGTGTCTCCGCGCCGGCCAACCGGAACCAATCCGGATCGTCAATGAATAGCCCTTTGTTTTTCGGAGTATGAAAATTACTGAAATCGGCGGTGAACGAATCGTAACGCGCGTTCAACATCCGACGATTAGCTTCAACATCTTCGTCGGTCGCTTCCGGATCCAGTTCCAGCCGGTACTGCTCATTCAAAACGTCGCGCGTCTCAATAAACTTTCGAACTCGCTTCGCGTTCTTAGGATCATTCAACGCCTCGTCCGGCTCCGCTTGCCCGTGGAAGAAATACTTGCCGTCTTTCTCCACGATATTCCCCATCTTCGAGATGGTCGGATCGTTGCTGCGCACTTCGGCCGCGTTCCCGTCGCCTGCGATGTCCTTCGGTAAATTGTCAATGGCTTGCTCCAGCGCCACCGCAGGCGGCCGGTTTGGGTCCGCGTGCACCGTCATCTCTTTTTCGCCGGCGCCGTGCGCGAACATCTCGCCGTCGTCTGCCAGGAACCCAAGAATATCCTGTGGATGCTGCGCGAAATATTGGTTTACCCGAATCGGATCGCCTTTTTGTGTCGTAGCGTTATCCAGCATCGTCCAATCCTTCGCGTGCGGAAAAATCTGTCCATCTTTTTTGCGAAACACCAAAATATCAGTCACCACATCCGTGCCTGCATTGGCCTTGAAAGCGTTGTTCGGCAACCGGAACGCCGCTACCAGGTCCGCGCGGTCTGCCATCCATTTTCGGTTTTCGCTCGCGCCCTTGTCCATCGTGAACGCGCTTGTAATAGCGATGTTTAATCCGCCGGGGCGCAACTTCTTGATCATGTTGGCCAGGAAATAATCGTGCAGGTTATCCGTAGGCCCGCCGGAGAGTTCCATCGCCTTGTCCGTGACCGGCACATTCGCGAAAGGCACATTTGAAATCGACAGGTCCACTGACCCATCGGCGATGTCCGCGTTTTGGAAGCCAGTGATTTGCACGTCGGCCTCCGGATAAAGCATCTTGGTCAACCGGCCGCTAATGTCGTCGAGCTCTACTGCATGAAGACTGGACCGGGATAAAAGCTCTTCCGGCATAAGCCCAAAGAAATGACCGATACCGGCGCCGGGCTCGAGCACGTTACCGCCCTTGAATCCGAGATGCGCGGCAATGTCCCACATGGACTTGATCATCTCTGGAGAGGTATAATGCGCGTTGATCGTGCTTCGCATCGCGCGCTTGTATTCGTCCGGGGTGAGCATCGACTTTAGTTCGGAGTGAATGTCGCCCCACTTGCTTTGCCAGCTTTCAAGGCTGCGGATGTCTTTTTCTAGTCGCCCAATCTCGCCGCTGTAATAACTGGACTCGCGATTCCTCTCCTGGTAGCCACGATAACGTTGCAGCTCGGTATTCAGTTCCGAGATCTCACCAGCGGCAATTCGATCCGCCTTTGCGTCATCGAACGCCTGGGAGAGCGCGCCCCAACCCGAATACTTGACCAGTTGCGATTTTTCTTCAGGAGTCGCGAGACGCTGTTCGGTCTCGATCTGTTTCAGTAACTTGATCGCGTCCTGATTGGCGCGCAGTTTGGCCATCGCTCCGCGTGGAGCAATCTCTTTTGTGTCGCGCGGAATGACGTAATTCCGAGCGTTCGGGTCCGCGGGCCGACTAACTAACTTGGGAAGTGTGCGCTTTCCGCCAGTTTCACTAGGCGCTGCGTTTCCTCCGGTGTCAGTGGGTTCTGCGAGTCCTCGTCCTCCATCGGTATCTCCTGCCGTAACGCTTCCGCCAGGTCGTCCGGCGTCTGTTTCGTGTCCAGGTAGATCGCCAGCACCCGCCACGTCAGTTCGTCCAGGTGCTCCAATAGCGTCTTGTACGACCCCCCCAGCCAATCCCGTATCTCGCTCGGATCCGTGCTGTTCAGCCAGGAGCGAAAACAAGTCATCCACTCCGGTTGCTGTCTCAGTGCCAACCTTCGCTTTTCGGTTAGCTCTGGCGGTTTTTCGAACTGCGTCTTCATTTGCCTGTGGAATACCCGCCGCAGGCGCTTCCGTCAACGTTTTTCGAAACTCGTATTGCGCTTTCGTGATGGCTGCGTCTCGATTCTTGGCCGAACCGATCCACTGACGCCCATCCTCTAGCTCGACACGGTATCCGTATTCCGTTTGGTGGGTAACATAGTTATGTGCCACCTTCGCAACAGTCGAGTCACTGTATCTCGTAGCCGAAAGAACTTTCGGGAATTGGACTGGGTTAGAAACCTCATAGGTCTTCCCCGGCTGCGCCAACTCAAAAAGATTGCTCAGCGCCGCCCCGCTCTCCGCAAGGCTCGGCACATCCTTTTCAACCTCGCGTTTGAGCGCCGGTTTACTCGCTTTCGCCGCCGCCGGCAACGCGCCCACGTAATCCCCGAATAGGTCTAGCGTCCCAGTGTCTTTGAGTTTCTGCGCCAGCAAAACTTCTTGATGACGAACACCACCAGTCGGTGTAAGAGAAGGTGGAATGACAGACGAAGAAGCAATCGCCGCCTTCCCCGACGCTAAATCCTTCATGGAAGCCCCCGCCGGCTTCGGAATCGTGGTAGATAAGGACGGGACCGCTTGGGCTTTCGACGGCGATTCTCCGCGACCAATAACGCCAGAAGAAATCAAATCGGTCGGTGCCTTTCCTTGCAAGCCTTCAGATGCCGTCGAACTGATCTCTCCCGAGATGTTGCCGAAAGCCGCCGCGTAAATTCTCTGCTGCGCCATATTAAGACGCTCGATAGTCCGAAGTTCCTGGCTGTTTAACGCACGATTTTCTACCTGCGCAGCGCGCTGAATTTCTTGATGTCTTTTGTAAAATGTGTGCGACGTGCTTTTCGCGTGAATGATCGGTTCGATATGAACCTGAATCTCGGCGACGTAGCCATTGATAATCGGATTAAACAAAGCGTCCCTGTAGCCGCTCTGTAACGGCTGATTGAAGTCACGCTTGGGTTCCACTCCGAACCGTTGCGCCAACGCTCCGACGACTGCCTTCGCCTGGTCGAGATCGCGCACCACAATCGTTCCGCGAACCAAATCTTTGATCTTGCTCCAATCGCCCCTGTAATCTGCCGCCACCTTCGCCGCAGCGCGCTCCCTGCTCTTGATTGGCGTAGTCATTGCGCGCGCCCCGGTAGCCTTAGCTACGTCTTCCAATGTCTGATCGAAACTCGGTTTAGCCTTCTCTGCCGCAGCAAAAGCATCGGTTTCAGATCGAAATGTTTGTTGTGATAGGAGAGTTCGAATTTCCTGGGATCGATTCACCCGGTCATAAGTCCGCTCGACATGCTCCACTTTCATGCCGTGTTCTTTCGCGACCGTTTCCACGCTCTTTCCGGCACGTAGTTTCCGATGAATCACGTGATCCAGAGGCGTAAGCTGCCCTCTGTCCTCTGACATCCGACTTCTGAGAGCTTGCGCAGCAAGTTCTCTCTGCTCTGTCTTCGGCGCAATCGCTTCTGGCTTGGTCGCTAAATTCCAAAGTTGCGTCCGATCCGATTCTTCTCCCGCCTGTTCACCAAACAAGTTCGGCTGCTTCGGATTCCCAATCTCATACACCGATTCGACGTAATTGCTCAACGCCTCCTCGATCGCCGCCCGGTTCCCGCGGTTCGCAATCACAAAATCACGAACCGATTGTTGTAGGGCAGGCGCGTCGCCTGCCGGAATTAACTCGCCCTGCGCAACAAGCCCATCCAACGCCACGCTCGCGCTCTGTCCTTTCGGCCTGTCCCGAAGCGCCTCCGAAATATCCTGGACCGCCCGCGCGATTTCCGGAGAAATATCCAGCGGAAACAAATCGCCACTGGCAATATCGGCCTTCATCCGAGCCACGATCGGCGCCACCGTTAAAAGCCCGTCCGTGATTTTGCGGCTCGAGTCTTCGCCTTGTAACCGCTCGAGCGCGGCCCGACCCGCTTCATCCGCGCCATACGCATACGTGAACACCGCAGCGCGCACCCGCCGCGCAAGGTCCGGCCAGTTGATATTTGCCTCGTTCGCGCCCGCGCCGCTGACCACGTTCTGCAGGTAACTCCGCAAAAACCCGCGATTCTTCGCCGCGTCCAGCGCGTAATTCGGATCAAACTCGGAAAGTATCTCAGGAGTCAGCCGCGTCGCGTCGCGATTCGCGATCTCAGTCGCGTTCACACCCATCGCCACGCCTTCATTGGATTCCTGGCTGAGCCTGATCAGCTCGTCCTTCGGCAAATCATCCAGAATCACCCGTTTCAACACCGGCTGCCGCATCTTCATCACAGCGGCAGGGTCAATCCCGAACCTGGCAGCGTTATGCACAAAATCTCGCTTGTAAGCGCGCGCCTGCGGGCTGTTCGCAGCGTACGCAGCTTTAATCCCTATCTCGCGTCCGTTCCCAATCAGCGTGTCTCCCGTAGGCGTCATCACTGGCGCGCCGATGTCGCCCGTCGTCGCCGGCGTAGTCGTTTCGGGAAAGAAAGCCGCCTGCGCAAAGTCCAAATTCTGCGCGATATTTTGCGATTGCTTCCGGTACTGCGCCAAGCTCCGGTCACGCGGCTGCAAACTCAGATCGTAACCGGACGACGCATTACCCAGCGCGTCATGCGACGTGCGCCCCTTGCTGGCTTCCTGGGCAACATACGCCACGTTCACCGAGCGCCCACCCTGAGAGAGAACGTGCTTATTGCCGACCTTATCCCACCACGGTTTTGTAATCTTATCCCGAGGAGCACCAATCGCGATTGCCGCCTGAGCGATCTCCTTGGAGGTCAGTTCCGCTCCGGCACCTGATCCAGCCTGGCCAGTAAGAGTTTTCGTCGCAGCCGACATGACTCCATGTGGTTGTCCAACTGCTCCACCAACACCAGCACCCGCAACTTGTCCCTGGCCTGCTGTCGGCTTAGGCTCGACACGTAATTCCCCTTCCACAGATCGTTCTGCGGGAGCTTTACCACCTTTACCTTTGACCTGAGCCGTCTTACCGCCATTGGTTGTCTCATACGCACCGCGGCTGCCAGCGTCAACTTCTCTTAATCGGGTAACGATTAAATCCCGCGCTTTTTGCACCTGCTCGACGTACTCCGGTTTCGCGCCCATCTCCCCGAGCCGTTTCGCCATGTCCCGAAACACTTCGAACAAGCGCACCAACGCCTGCCGGATCCGTGCGATAAAGCCAGGCGACAAGTTTTCGGTGATTACTTTCCCGTCGGCATCGACCACTTTGCCTTCGTCCACTCTCAACTGGTGTTGCACCAGTAAGCGCAAAAATTCGTGGCCGTCCTCGAGATCATTCCGCTCCTCCATCGGAACGTCCGGGTTGTAAACGCCGGCCACATGCTCCCGCAGTTCAGCGGGCATATCGCGCGCAATACCTTCCGGATCGATCTTGCCCTGCTGATGCAGTTGGTCCGCGACCGCATGAATCGCTTCCTGTTCAACAACCAGGTCCGGACCTTCCGGCTCGCCCCATTCCTGCGCGTGCCGCACAATGTCCGGCAGCGAAAGCACTAATTTACCTTCGGGAATAGTCGTGAACGCACCCATCGACCCCCGCGGCTCAAGCGTGGCCTGAATCGAACTGAACGCCCCTCGAAACTTCTCAATCGCAGGCGTAACGCGTTCCGCGATACCGCGCACCGCCTGCTCCTCTTCCGGTTGGAGCTCGCGGCCAGCCTGCTCCCGCACCTGGCCCACCATCTCATCCGACAAGGCTGTAGCCGTGTCCATTTTTTGCCCCTCATCTAAGGGGACAAAACCGGACATCGCCTGTGGAACTTCGGAAACATCGCGCACCATCCCCTGTCCGGGAGAAATTGAACCAGCGACCTGTCCCTTTGCGGCCTCTGCACTCGCAGCCTGCACCGTCCGCGTCTCCACTTCGCCACTCGGCCGCTCAATGGCCACTTCGAAGCTCGGTTGAGAAATCTCAGGAGTTTTCTTGTTTGGTTGAATCTCTCCCTTTTCAACTGAACCAGATTCCGGCGTTATTTCTTCAACAGGATTAAGTATCCGCTGCCGTTGCTCACCCTCGCTCTGCGGCATCACTTGTGCAGTAACCGGCGCAATCTGCCGGATCCGTTCGAGCGTCGCGTCCGTGATAACCGGCTGTTGTTTGCCGTCAGCCCTTTTCACCATCACAACTCGAGGCAATCCATCGGTCGTCTTTGCGTTCACCGCCGCCTTTTCTGCCGTGGTCAACGCTTCCATCGATTCGCCGTTGGCAATTTTGATCAGCCCGCGCAACGCATGTTGCGTCGCCGTATTCACAGCCGGCGACACATCCGGCACCACAAGATTGTTTATCTCGCCGTGCGCCTGTTCGATCGGTCCTGGCCCTTGGCCCGCTTCATCAACACCTTCAACCGGACTAACCCCAGCATTACGAGAAGCCTGTTCATGCGTTTCGGTCGGCCCCTCCGTAACCCCCGTCTCCGGCAAAGCTCTCTCCACACCCATCGGCTGCACTTCGCCAGCACGCGCCTGTTTCGCCAAGCCAGTCGCAATTTCTTCACGTGCCGCCCCAGCCTTTTGCGCCCGGCCAACCTGCCGTAACCCACCAAAGAACGCCCCAAGCACTCCGCCTTCAAAGGCCGCTGTCGGAACATTCTCGAAAAGCCCGGTGTCCGGATTGTACGTCTTTGTAACCGCGTTTTGAGCTGCCTGAACGCCGGCAAAAAGCGCGCTATCTTTTAGCACTTCGATTCCAACCTGTCCCGCCCGTTGCAACGGTGTTTTGGTGATTTCTTCAATGATGGGCTGCAACGCATCCACGGCAGTCTTTTGAAACGCGGACCGCCCGGCGGTTTTTATCATCGAGTTACGCAGAATCGTTAAATCATTGGCAACAGCTTCCGCGCCTCCGCGCTCGTATGATTCCTTTAACGCTTTCTGAATCGCGCTCTGTTTCGCGCTGCCAAACGTCTCCGTGAGCGCCTTACCGAATCCTTCGAACGGAATTGCCAGAAGCGCGTTGATTGTGCCACCGAGAACACCAGCCTTTAGCGCCGTCGCGTCGTCAGCTCCCGCTTGCTTCGCCGCTTCCATCTGACCGTTGACACCTTGACCGAAAAACTGTGGCACCAATATCGCCGGGTCGATTAACCCCGCGCCGACTGCGCCAGCAACGCCCCCGATAAATCCACCAGCCTTGCCGGCTAACGATTTCTCGCTTTGCGGCGTCGAAAGCACCCCTGGCACTTTCAGAAGTTGGTCAGCCACCCATCGGGTTAAGACCGCGTGTTGCTCGTGATCAGAAACGTTCTTTTCCTGCGGGAACAGCTTTAACAAACCTTCAGAGAGATGCGCGAAGCCTTTTAAGCCTTCCCCGACCATGCGAAACGGCGCACCGAATAATTCCCGCTCGAAATCGTTTGGCTCAAAATCCCAAGACTTGATCGCTTCCTGCTTCCGGCGATCTAAATTTTCTTGAATCGATTGGACTAACGACGGCGTAAACCCTGGGTCGTTAGGGTTCACCATTAACGGCCCAAGCACGTTTGCGAGCACATCGCTTTTACGCACAGCCTCAGTCACGGTCCGTTGCTGATGCGCAGCACCCATTCGCGCCTGCAGATCCTCTCTCTGCGGCCCCAACTCGTTCTCAAATTGCGCATGGCGGTCCGCGATCATCCGCTGGTTCTCTTCTACCAGCGCGTCATGCGTATCCTGCACCGGTTGCAACTGCGCTTGCGCCATCCTGAGTTGCTGTTTTGCAGGCTCCAGAGCGTTCAACACTGTTTGCACCCGCGCTTTTTGTCGCGGATCGGTCAACTGCGAGATTCGAGTGCTCCACTCAGCTTCACGCGCCGCAAGCGCCTGTTCGTCGCCCGCCGCTGGCGTCGGCATCCCTAGCACCTGATCGAGTTTGTGGCTGTAAGCCTCGACTTCGGCTTGTATCGGCGCGATCTGCGCCTGGCCCACGCGCAATCGTTCGCGGACCGGACCGATCACTTTGTCGTATTCGTCCTGAATACCTTGCAACTCGTTGCTGGCAGCCTCATGCGCGGAGTGCAACTGGTCGCGCTCCTGCAGTAACGGCCCAAACGTAGCGTCTTTGCGCAGTTCATCCTCCGCCGCGTGATCTTTCGGTGTCGGCGCTCCAACCCCAAGCTCCGCGCGCCGTTTCTCAAGCGATTGCAAAATTGGATCTTCGCCCACGTCAACGCCTTGCTCGGCCAAGATCGCTTTGCGCCTGTCAATCAGCCTGTCAAAATCGCCGGGTTCCTTCGGTGTGCCAGACGACCACTCCCCGTGCACCGCGCGCGTTGCCGCCAACGATTCACGATCGGTTTTTGTGAACTCAGTTACCGCCTTCGGGTCCGTCGAATAGCCTTGCCCTTGTAAATCTTCGATCTGCTTTTGCAAATCAGCCTTTTGCGCCTGCAACGTTGTCGCCGTCTGACTAGGCCGCGCGCCCATCCCCAGAAAACCGCCTTCCGTTTCGGTAATGCCCGGATGTTCAGCGTCGAAATTATCGAGTTGCTGACTCAACTGCCCGAGTAATTTCCCCTTACTCTTGAAATCGCTGATCTTTCCCTGGACCACTAACGATTGCTCGCTGACTGTCTGGCCCAGGTCGTTAGCCACCGCGGCGTGCAATCGGTGTTCCAGCTTCAATTTTGCCGTTTGTGCAGCCTGCTGAATGTTCTTGTCCGAATGTTTCAGGCCTTCATCAATCGTGCCGACGTATTCAAAAGGGGAATACTTGTTCTGCTTGTAAAGCTCGTTAGGCGGTCGCCCTTCGATTGGCCCAATCTCCGAGTCCTTATCCAATTCCACCTGCTTCGGACCGCTGGTGTCGTACTGTGTTTGAATGGCGCGCCCTTGCTGGTCGTAACTGACCGCGCCTTTCCCCGGACGATATTGAATGTTGCCGGAATCGTCGCGTACCGGGCTAACTACCCCCGTGTCCGGATCTCGCTCGAGTTGAACATGCGCTTCTTTTAACGTCTGCGCGGCTTCACGGTTTAATTTCGTCCGTTGCCCCTGTTCCTCACGGTACATGTCCTCTATATCGAAGGGTTTCGGGCGCCCCTGCTGGTCGTAACTAATGACGTTTTTTCCGGGACGATATTGATCAGCGCGCATCGGTCGCAGTGCACCCGTCTCTGGATCCCGTTCGACTGGATGCTGCTCGCGGTACATGGCCGCTTCATCAAATTGATCTACAGCACGCCCGTACTTCGGCGCCCGATCCCTCGGATGCCAACTCGGATTGATTCTGTCGCGCGGATACAACGGTCCTTGTCGCCGTGGCCGCGGTAACACGATTACCCGTGGCGCAGGTTGATCCGGAGGAATGAACGACGATAACGGCGCGGCCTCTTCGGCGTCTGCCGGCGCGCTCGGAACTAGGGGATTCTGACCGATCTCCCGGTTGATTACCGGCGGCTCTGGCTGCTGCTCGTCATTCTCATCAGCCATCTCATGCTGCTTTAGCGAATCTGTTTACCGGATTGATAGCCTTCTGATTTCTCGTTCGCATTCGCGGCAGATTCATTTTATCCATCGCGTCCGCTTCATCAGGACTCATCTGATCGCGGAAATTTGGCATTATACGAACCGCCTGTTGCTGGTTCGAGTTCAACACCGCTTCCCCAGGCGTGAGCATCGCCGGAACCACGTCCCGTTTTACCGGTGGCCCGGCAACCTTTCCGCCGCCGGCATACGTTCTAGCACGCCTGTCGAAGTCTCCTCGAGCAACCGTGGCGAATTTGTCCGCAGCAACTATAGTGCGATCAACGGCGGCTGCTTCTTGCCCTGTTACCGGAGGAGCCGACGCCAGCGGAGTTGGTGTAGGAGTCGGGCTAGGTTGAGCCGCCGCAGGAAAGTCGCCGTCGTTTGTCAACGATGATATGTCGCGGTTTCGATCCCTGATCGTGTCCACTATTCCGCCGTCCTGCATACGCATCACCGGACGACGGACCATCCCGCCTTTCGCGTAGTAGGAAGTCGGTATGATCTTTACCGCCTGTGTCCCGCCAACTGGAGGCGTCGGACCGGCAGTTTGCACTCGCGGCAACGCACCAGCAGCTCCAGCTATTTGCGCACGTCGCTCAACGTTACGCGCCCGCGCGGCGGCAATGGCTTCACTGGCCGGTTGCCCATTGATCGTTCCAACTGTGCTCTTAGGGATCCAATCGCCAGTGTTCGTATTGAAATCCATCCCAGCCGTTCCGGCAGGCTGATTGTTCACGCGGCCACCTTCTACATACGGTTGACCCGCCGCCTTCGCAGTCAGAATCCGAGAAAGCTGCGCGGTTCCAGGCGGTCCCACCGGAGGAGGACGATCAACAACACCAACCGGAGCCTGCCGCGGAATACCTGCCAGTCCGCCAGCCGCTGCCTGCGCAACTGGACCGAGACGTGATGCCGGCGGGTTTATTCTGGGAGTCGTGCCCGTCGTAGCGCCAGTCGGCGGCGATGCCGTGGCGGTCGCTGTCGGCGTTGCAGTAGCCCCAAGTGCTGCCGGTGGTCCGAATTTCTGTGGGTCAACGGCGCCGCTTGAAGCATCGCGCATCGCTAATTGGTAAGCTGGATGCTTCCTCAGCTCGTCTTCGTTCGGTTCGGGCATGTAAACGCGACTATCACGACAGCGGTTCGCTGTCAATCACGATTCGTTTGCGCCAGTCCAGAACCGGTGCTACACCCCGCCACAGTGGTTGCCTTCCTAAAAGAGAACTCGCGCGCACTCATTATCGCCGTGGCCATCATCGCTTTTGCCCTGATCTATAGTGTCACCCACCGTTACCACGCCATGATAGACAAATCCCGCGGCCCCAGTCGCATCGTTATCCTCGACCGCTGGACGGGCAAAGTTACCACCAGATACTGAAAACTTAGGCTTTGGCTTCGATCTGCTGCTGGTGGTCCGCTTCGTTTATGTCACGATAAGGCGTCTTGCTCGGGGTAATCGGGATGTCCGCCGCCGGCGTGACCGTGTTCCCCGTGGAACTTTTTTTCTTCACTGCCTTTTTCGCTGCCTTCGGTTTCGCTGTCGATGCTTTTTTGCTCATATAGCTTGATTCGTTAAGCCGACTGCCTTTGGCTGTCAAGCAGGTTTCAGTCGCTGGTGTGCCTGTCGAATCTTCTCCCCTATAATGGTTCCGCGCGTTTCCGTCGTCGGCCTTTGGCTGTCAACACCGTTTGTGGAAGCCCACGTCCACCCCTTAGAACGAGCTTTCACGACTACCCTTAGACCCGGAAACCAATCTTTACCATGCCAGGTCTTTCTTTCATCATCCCAGATGATTGCTCCGCTTCTCTCGTACATGACGCGGATTGCCTGTTGAATCTGTGGCTGATTAGCAAGCCACTCCTCGACCTCGGTTGCCGGCAGTGGCGGCATGATTGCTGCCGCTTTGAACCCGGTGTTGATCTTACGCGCATTTCTCATGGATTCAGTGACTCCAAACATCAGCAGCCGTCGGCCGCCGTCCTCGCGCCCATTGAATCAATGGGCGTGGTGGCTTCTTCTCAACCTTTGATTTTGGAGCGAAGTGAACGCGATCGTATTGAGCGCGCTCGGCAGCGGCACTTAGTTTTGGGCGACCATAATACGGCTCATCAATGTATCTCGATTCAGGAATGACAGTGATATAGCCCTGATGATGCCTGTTTTCCGTCCCTGACCAATAGCCGCCGCTTGAAACTCTCGAATCCGGGAGAATAATGTCGGCAACGCCGTCTTCACCATTGGTCGTCAGGATCAGATTTTTCATTCCAAGTCGCAATTATCTCATCAGCCGTCATGCCAGACTGACGCCAAAGTTCTTCATGCAGCGCCCGAGCACCCGTGCCGGTTATGTTTCCTTTCTCGTCAAAACTTCCAGCCGGCCAGTCATCAGACAGATTTTTGATGTTTATGGGAAATCCCATAGACCTTCACCATTTCATCGCTAACGCCTCGTTCTCCTGGCTGCGCTCCATCTTTTCCAGTAACTGTAATTCCCGCGGCAACGCGATCTCGATTCGCTGCTGCGCATACGTCGTCGCCGCGTTAATGCACATCAACCCAATCGCCATTTGAAGCACTGTGTCGTCGTGCCGGCCAGCCATCGCTTCACTGCGCCCGTTCATTTTCACCACGAAATCGCGTAGCTCGCTCAACGTAATCTCGCAGAAAATGTCCACGCCTTCCCCGGGCCTGCCCTGCTCGCGTATCGCCCGCGCCAGGTTCTCAATCATCATTTCGCGCGTGTGCTGGTCCGTCCGCCAACCCAGCATTTTCGTTTTGGTCTGCTCACGGCGGTTAAAACGTTCCTCTTCGTACAGCCGCGCCCCAGTCCTCAACTTCAACAGTTCCACTAACCCGCGGTCCATGTTGATCTCCGGCACGATCATGCAGTTGCCGTAATAGGCGGCCAGTCGCCAGACTTGTTCTTCCAACACGTCGATGTCCCATCGTAACGCGTAACGTTTGTTGCGCTCCCATTCGCTGTAATCGTCCACTAACCGCGCCACCAACCGCGGCGGCACCCATCCCACGCCTTGCTGAATCATCCCGGCCCGAATCACGCCTACCCCGTGGTTGTCAGGATCTTTCCCGCTAACCTGCGTCTCACCAGTCATCGTGTCAGCCGAAAGCAGATATTTCGCACCGACTTTCGGTTGCTCCCATCGTAGTACCCGGCACTCTTCCACCGAACACGGACGCCACACCACTTTCTCCTGGTTCCCGTCCTTAAAGCTGTCCAATATCCCAAACGCCGGACTGAAACTGCGTGCCCGCTCTTTCATCGCCTCTAAATTGCGGATGTTGAACCGGCGCCGGCCACTCACGCGAAACGCGCTCTCCGCGTCAAACGGATATTCCTCACAGAAAACGTCGAAATCCTTTTTGCACTCCTCGCGACACGCCCATTGCATCCACGCAATCTGCCAGTCGTCCAAGTTAAATTTCTGTCGGACTTCCTCGACTTTATCCGGAGGTATGCACTGCTCCTGGTCGGCTTCCTTCGCCGGATCCCGCCGCGAATCTTTGAACTGCCACCATGCCGCGAACACGCGCACATACCCTTGCTTCCCAGCCTTCAATTCTTCGAACGTAATCGCGTCAGTCCAACGCTGGTAGAAATCTCCACTTGCGCCATTCGCCGTGCTCTCAATCTCGATCAGCGTAAATGGCGAATCGGCCACCGTCTTGATTAACCCCGATAACACGTCGGCCGCGTTCGCTACGCCTTCCTCAGCCCAACGCGCATACTCGGTCACAATCACCACTTGATACGTGCCGGACCGACCGGCTTCCTTGTTCTTCGCCGTCAACTGGTCGCACATGCTCCCGTTCGCCCAGTCCGCGAACCGATCAATCACCCGACACGGGTTCTTCGTTTTGTTGTGCTCGGCATACACCCGCAACATCTTCATCAGATTGTCGCCCTGCGTGTGCGTGCTCCCGATGATCGCCGCGTTACTCTGTGAATCCCCGCAGTGGCAAAACAAATTCCACACCGAAAACGTAGAGCTGCCTTTCTGCCGTGGTTTTAATTTGATGATGCGACACGGAATCTCGTTGACCAGGCAATGCTCGACAACTTCGCTCTCCAGTCGCTGCAGGTAATTGGCCTGTAATTCTGGTGCCTCAATGATCGGACCAACCTTCGGCTTTATCGCCCCAAGCACTTCGAAGCTCGCCGCGCGATTGAGCTTTAACGCCTCAAGAACAATCTCGCGCTCGTCCGTGGCTGCCGCTGGCATCCTGGCCTTACTTACGCAAAGCCGTCTTGGGCACCACATCGGGCGCCACACCTGGCGGTTCAGTCGGCAATGCTGTCAACGGCCGTTTGTCCGCCGACGCGCGAAACGTCTCGTCGTAGTCGATCACGTCGCCCTTGCCTGTTTTCACCATCTCCTGCGCCTTCTGCGCGTCGTCAGCTTCAACGGCAACCTTGGACCGGGTATCACGAGAAACGATGAATCTTGCCATAACGCTACGCAGTCAATCACGACTGCTTTTCGCTGTCAAGAAGTTCTGGGTTGGTCCGCGTTTGTTTACATGGGACCTCATATCGGTGGCGTTTACCGCAAAGACCACACATCGGAGCGCGTCGCCGCGATCCGCTACCACGGTTTTCTTTACTCCATTTACGAAGCTGGTTTGTTTCGTGAAGACTCATGGTTCCTTCGCCAATGCGTGCGCCGTTCCGACCGAGCAGCCAAGCTCTTTCGACAAGCTCTCGATCGTGCACCCATTCCCGTTCCCGCGACCCTCTCGCCAGTTGGCCAGAATTATCTTGCGATCAATCGTCATCTCAAATTTTCGGCGCCCCAGCTTTACCCCTCGAGCCAGCGCCATTTGTAACCCAGCCCTGGTCCGATCCCTGATCAACTCCCGTTCAAACTCCGCAATAGCCATCAGTACGTGCATCTGTAATCTGCCAGCCGGATTTTCTTCGCTCGTGTCGATGCCTTGCTCCGGACAAATCAAAGCCACACGATGCGATGTTAATTCTCCTACCAACTGCGCCAAATGCGGTAACGATCGCCCAAGTCTGTCCAGTTTCACGCAAAGCACTGCATCGACGCTACGCCGGCGCACGTCGGCCATCAGTTTGTCCAGTCCTTTACGGCTAAACTTCGCGCCGCTCACAGTATCCGAATACTCCCTGATCTCAGACCACCCCCGGCGCCGGCAATACTCGCGTAACGTCAATGCCTGCGAATCAACAGATTGCTCGTAAGTCGAGACCCGATAGTAAAGGGCCACGCGCTTCATAACGCGCCAAAGCAAGCATTGGACGCACTTGACCCCCTGGCCTCATGCGGACGCCTGCGTTCCTCTGTCGCCTGTTCACTGATGTGAGCCACCCATTTCGTGAGGGAGTCGTAAACCTGCGGCTCAAGATAGATCGTGTTCGTTGGAGAGATGCCGTTCTCGGTCGTGAGTTTAATCATGCCATTCTCTATGGCAGCGTAAACGCCATCACCCAGATAGGTTTTGTTCATTGCTTCCTCCTTCGGAAGAAGGGGATCTTCTCGCCAGTGGTTTGAATGTCGGAACGAGTGATTGCATCCTCTTTCCCGATCTCGCGCGAACCGTCACGGTAAAACGTCTTCTCAAGCGACTGCTTTTCGCTGTCAGCCGGACATACGCAGTCCAGCTTGCCGCAGACCGGGCATAGCTCGCTCGGGTCCGGTGGCTCTGGTTCAAGTTCCATTTCGTGCGCGGTTGGACTCATACTGCCTCCTTCGGTGGACCGTAGAGCACACACATAGTCGAGTTCTCAACCCATACAGCCGTCGGTGGCGGATGGTAGCCGCGGTCAGTGGGTTTGCGCACGCAAGGCCGGTCAGCCTTTGGCGCCGGACCGCAGATCGCTTTGATGCGGTCCTTAAACTCCTCGTTGCTCATGTTTGGGTAACTCGGCTTCATGCGCCCATCCTGATTTCGCTTGGGTCGCGCCAGTCGCCACGTTTAGTCATGGATGATATGTAATCGCTAACGTCGATTGTGCGTCGCTCTTCGGGAGTGAAAAACTCTCGAAGATCATCCGCAGACTCGGAACAGTCACCGTCCTCGTATTCTAACCGTGTTGTTTTCATCACTGAGCCATTACAAACCAACTTGGCCAGCGTCATCAGTTATCTTCATTAAAGGCTCCAAAAATGATTACCCTTCGCTGGGCTCGATCTCCCTCGCATTTTCCACCGGCTTTTCACCCCCCGATTTTTGAACCTGGCCTGCAGCCATGCGCCGAACGAAATCCTGAGCCGCCGGCGATCGCTTGAATCGCTCCACCACATCACTCAACTCGTCGAAATGCGCGTCTAATCGGATCTGGCGCTGCACCGGCAACCCTTCCTTGTAGGCTGCAACCATGTTCGCGGCCGCCAATCGCGTCTTGTGGTCCGGAGTCTCGTCTACGTAACCTTGGGCCCGGCCACTTTCATCTTTTCCTTGATCGATCCAGCGTTGTTGCGTCGCGTTCATTGCCTCGCGCCACACCCTGGCCACTTGGTCAAGATCGTCGTCGTTCATGGCATCCAAGAGCGTCCGAATCACTTTTGGGATTTTTACCATCTTCGCGTTACTTTTGCGTGCCTCTTGACCGATGCGCAGGCCCGCGCGCGCGTCAGGATCGCCCTTTTTTGGCTTTGTCACATTATATCTGGCCATCTTCTCTCTGACGAAGCCGCTACCTTTATTCTCTTTATTCGCCTGTTCGATGAGTTGTTGGAGGCTCACAATGGTTCTCCGGCCAATGATCTCATTTTTTCAACAATCGACTCTGATTGCTCATCCAAGCGATCAATGAAGTCTTCGAGTTCGCGGCGTTCTTTAAAAATGCGGTCATAGCGAATGATCGCCTCATCACGAAGTCTCATCTCGTTTTGCTCACGATGCTTCATGGCTTCGATGTGCGGTTTGATAATCTCTTTGAGGCTCATTCGATTTTCTCACCGGCTTTGAGTTTCTGGATGAGTGGTTTGCAGAGATCGGAGAGACGTTTTCGATTTGCATCTTTTTGTTCTTCTGACAAGACCTGTGGAGTTTCGGAGTAATGTGGGTCTGGGTTTTCTTGTTCTTGGCTTACGAGGTTTTTTCTCTTTATAGATTTCTCTTTATTGCTTATGCTTACTGCATGCGTGATGTTACGTGTCGCCACGGTGTGTTCCTGTGACGCAACGGTGTGACGTTTGAGGCGTTCTCTGTATCGTTTTGAGCGAGTGGCGGCGGTGTAATCGCGGTCGCGATATTTGAAGTAATTTAGGACCAAATATCCACCATCAACTCGGACCAAACGCCTGCCTTCAAAGTCCTGACTTCGGCTTGTGTTCTCTGGACTCCCAAGTTGTTCGAGCGCAGTAAGTCCCGCATCTTCATTGTCAATCAACGCGCGACGTAAAATACCTATGCCAGCGGCATGAACGAAGCCGTATAAACCAGGCGGAATTTTCCACCCTGTTTTGTTGAGAGACTGAACTTCGATCTGCTCCATTTCTTTGTCTGTCGTGAAGGGTTCGGCCATGAATAAGGCGGTAAGAAAAACGTCACGACACATCTTCTCGAACCACAGCGTTGAATTAAGGATTCCGGTATCAATTTTGACGTATGGCATATAGTTTCGCTACGGTAATCACGGCGTGTCAACCGTGTCAAGTTGCTTTGACTGCGTTTCTCTGTCACTTGGCATCATTGCGTGCGTTTTTGAGCTTAGTCTTCCTCCTCTTGGGGGTAATTATTGGTGTCCAACGGAAGTCCAATACGCCGCGGTGCAGGCGCACATCGACATCATGCTTTGCTCCGCAGGTGCAGCAAGTGTGGATGAAACCCTGTAACGGGATAGGTCGCCAGCGACGTTTCATGGCTTCACCTTTGCCAGCGCGTCGGCAGCGAGATTACACGCTTCAAAGCTGCCAATCGTGTCATTTTCGGCAATCTGCTCCAGCGCCTCCACCAGCGGCTTTCGCACCTGTTCGTCGTGGGCGTGGAGTAGTGAGAGGTCAAATTCTATTACGTCACAGGTATTCCAATTCAGTTCATTGTGCCTCTCTATCGCCGCCTGTGCTGCGAGAAGTTGATCCTCCGCATTGCCGTGTTCCCATCTTAGGGTGGGGCGTTTCTCACGCTCGGCGGCGAGTGCGGCGTTGTGGGCGTATGATACCACCCCGTAGCCTCTAAGAATCGATGCTTCTCTACTTTCCAGCGGCGAACGCGCCATTAGACCAGCGACATATTCCGGTGTCCACGCCTGCTTCAAAGATTCGTCCATTTGAGTCCTTTCTTTATATTTGCGATTTGGGATTTCCCAACCCCGAAGCGTTCGGACAGAACACGGCAAGATTCCGTAGATGATCGTATTTCTTGGACTTGGGTTTGGTTTAGCTTGCAATTCCCGTTGCGCTCTCCGCGTTGATTACTTCTGCCCTTGTTGTAAGAGTCCTTAATGTTTTCGGAGTGTGTTCCAAGAAACAGGTGGCGTGGATTCACGCAAGCCGGAGTATCACATTTGTGACACACGAATTTCCCATCTGGAATTGCTCCCTTAAACGCTTCCCATGAGACACGATGGGCGGCTTTCCACTTGCCTGATACTTTTAGCTGCCCATACCCATTGCTATTTAATGAACCTTTCCATATCCAACACTTGTCGTCCGTAGCTGGTAGCAGCTTAACGTTCAACGGACATCTACCCCAATGTAGTCCAGATGCGTTATCGCAGGTGCATTGCTCACTACGCTGCGGTTGTGCGGCTGGCTCAAAGCATGAGAGTTTGTCAATGCAGCGGTTCAGATAAGCAGGAATAGCGTTATCACCTTTACTATCTTGAATAGCACGACGTTGTTCTTTCAAATACCAAAGGCAAACGCGCGTCATTGCGACAGCCTTCTTTTCATTTGCGGCTAGCTCCTGTTCGCGCGCTACTTGCGCTATTTCCTGATATACTTCGGTGTTCAAAACTCCTCCTCTATTCCAATGTTGCGCGCTCGCGTCTCGAAGCGCGTGAATTCCTTGATAAAAGTAAGGTACACTTCGCCAGTTGGCCCATTGCGTTGTTTGGCAATGATAAGCTCGGCTTCGCCGGCCATTTCATGCCTAAGCTCCTGGTCATCCTCGTAAACTTCAGGGCGTGTGAGCAAACAAACGGTATCGCTATCCTGCTCGATGGATCCTGACTCGCGAAGATCGCTCAGACGCGGCTTGCCGTGGTAGCGGCCCTCTGGTTGCCGGTTAAGCTGCGCGGCGACCAATACAGGTAGCTTTAACTCCTTGGCCAGACTTTTTAGCCCCTTAGAAATCTCAGAGACTTCCACCTGTCGATTCTCCTGGCCGCGCTTCGACATTGAGGACAACAGCTGTAGATAATCGACAACGACCAATCCAATATCGTAACGCGACTTTAGCCGGCGAGCCTTGGCACGCAGTTCAAGGATGCTCATGCTCGAGCTGTCGTCGATGTAGATTGGAGCTTCCCCAAATTTAGATGCTGCCGCAGTTAGAGCCGGAAAATCGCGCTCTGATAGAAAACCATCGCGGACCTTCTGCGAATTGACGCGAGCCCGGGAACACAATAGGCGCTGGGTCAACTGATTGGTGCTCATTTCAAGACTGAACACGCCCACTGCCGTTTTGTTCACCAGTGCTACGTGTTCCACGATGTTCATGCAGAGTCCGGTTTTCCCCATGCTCGGCCGCCCCGCGATCACGATCATTTCAGACGGCTGCAAACCGTTGGTCATCCGGTCAAACTCGACGAAGCCGGTTGAAAGTCCTGTGATGCCCTTACGTTCGTGCGCGCTTTCGATGACCTCGATCGCGTGCATGACATTATCCTTCATGGACGTGACGCTGACCGAAGTCACTGTGTCGCCGATCGAGATAAACCGCTGCTCTACGTCGTCCAGTAACAGCCTGACTTCATCCTGCTCTTCGTAAGCGCGTCGCACGGTCTCTGTGGCGCCGGCGATCATCTGCCGCAAAAGGAACTTATCGATGACAATCCCGACGTAATAGAGGACGTTTGCGGCTGTCGGAACGAACGTTTGGACATGCGCCAAGAAAGCTGGCCCACCTACAGCCTCAAGCTGACCCACGTTACGGAGATACTCTGTAAGCGTGATCATATCAATGGCTTGAGACGAATCCCACATTTTGACCAACGCGTTGTAGATCGTGACGTGCGCAGGCACGTAGAAGTAATTCTCATTCACCTGGGCCACCACTTCAGCAATGGTGTCCCGCGGCGAAAGTAACATCGATCCAATCACGCCTTGCTCAGCTTCGACCGAGTGCGGCGGGGTCCGGTGAATGTCTTGCGAAACGCCCGTAGATGCCCGTGAACGAGTTGGCCGCTCTCCTGACCAGGCGGAAGCGCGTTGCGCCTTCTGGCGTGGCGTGTGAGCAGCCTGTGCCCCGTTATCGGCGGGCTTGGCGACAGCCGAACGCTGTCGTTCTCGGCGCTCAAGATCCTGCCTGATTTCGTCCGGGGATTTTGGCATGACGATTTTTAAGGTCTCAGAACGAAAGCCGCGATATGGCGCCCCGTTCCAAGCCCGGGCAAGCCATCCTCGCACGAAAGCCACCGCACATCGCCGAGATTGCGAACCTCTGTCACACCGATGGCTTTCAGCATCATCAAAACCCATTTGTCTATTGGATACACTACGACCGACAGCTTCCCCTTAGACTGCTCAGCGATGGCCTTCTTCATCCACGCTGTCGGCCCCTTTTTACGGCCTTCATGCGTGATCGATCCAAACGGAGGATTGACATAATTTCGTTGCCCCCATTCACACGTCAGCCCATCGAAGCCATCAGGCACGGGATAAGGGCACGGGTCGAAATCGAAATCAAATTCAGCGTCCAGATCCGCATACAGCTCCGGTGGCGTGAGCCAGTAGTGTTTGCCATCCGAGCTATTGCCACGATGAAATTTATTCACGCCGCTCTCCCAGACAGCGAAACGCTGTCACCAAATAACTGTAGTTGCCGTGGCCGACGATCTACCCGCAGCGACACGCGCTCGCGCTGCGGTTCCACGGCGCCGTTGATCTGATGTTGCGCCGCGTATTCATCATCACAAAACCACATCTCCGGGGCGGCTATCTCCTCCTCGCTACCATTAGCGATCAAGAACCACTGGTCCAGTACCCTGGAATAAGCCGCAAAACAGACAGAAGATCCATGCCGGACGCTGATGACCTGGTTTGCCGGCGGCGGCACCCGCCAAAGTGAAACCCAATGCTTCACGGTTCGCCCCTTTCGTCATCAAAGTGTGACAAAAACGGTGTGACAACACCTATGCAGACCACAGCCCTGTCACGGCGGAGGTTGCGGGTTCGAGCCCCGTAGGCTCCGGTGAGTTTACCCTGTAGAGACTTGCACAGGCCAAAAGAAACACCTAAAAATGTGACACTAAAAATGTGACAGTCAGCGACAAACGGCTTACCCGCGGCATCTATAAGCGCGGGAATCTGTACTGGTTTAGCCATCAGAAGGATAAAAAGCGCAAATTTTTCTCGCTTAACACTGCGGACCTGGCGACTGCGATTCGCAAGGCCGCGCAGATCCGCCATTCGCCAACAATCACGTCTGGCCTGCTGTTGATTAACTGCGTTGACCGATTCGTGCGCGACATGGCCGCAGCGCGCGAACGTGGTGCCCGCAAAGGCTGGGCCCGGCGCACGGCTGATTCTAAGATTTACACGCTGCGCCAGTTTTCCGATTACGTCGGAAAGCTCACTCCGGAGCGTGTAACCAGCGAGCATATCCGCAAGTTTTATCAGATGCGGCTGCGCTCGCTCAACGCCCAGACTGCCTACGGCAATTACATGACGGTGCGCAGCTTCTTTAACTGGTGCGTGACCGAACACTTGGCGCGCGAGAATCCTTGTATCCTGGTAAAGGTGGAAACGCCGCCGCGTGCGGCTCGCAAAGACTTTTGCTCGCTTGAACTGGTGGCGAAACTCATTAGTGAATGTCCGCGCGCCGATCTGAAATACGTGCTCTACTGCGGGTTTCACACCGGCCTGCGCGCGCTTGAGATAGTTGAATCGGTGCCTTGGTGGTTCGACCTGAAACGCGGGCACCTGCACTTGCGCAAGACGCCGACGATCAATTTCAAAGATTTGGAAGAGCGCACGATTCCGTTGACGAGTGATTTCCAAACGTTCCTGCGGGATGATTACGGCCTGCAGGAGCCGTTCATGTTGCATCCGGAAAACAAGCACGGAAAAAACCGGTATCGCTACGATTTCAAGCGGCCGTTCACGCTCTACATGAAAGAACAGAAATGCGCCTGGGTAACACCGCACATCATGCGACATACATTCGCTAGTTTGCTGGCATCGATGGACCCTATGCTGGGCGGTCCGAGCGATTTTGAGATTTGCACGTGGATGGGAATAGACCTTCGCACGTACCAGCGCACCTACGCCAAACTGCGACCGCGCCGCGGCGCTCTGGATAAAGCCTTTCATGCAGTAGCCTTGCCGTAATTACGCACGTATTCCTTGGCTTCTTCCCGGGACACATATTTCCCGTCCCAATCCAAGTAGATTTCATCCATGTGGTCGATGGCTTCCAAAAGAGCTTGTTTCTGTTCCGGAGTGTCGTGCTGACACGCAGCACTTACTGAATGACCGAAGTCAGCCCATTTTTGCAGGGCAGCTTGCGCCTCTGGTGAGTCAAGATTCCAGCCCTTAACTGTACCCCATTTAAGAGTTAGTGAGTTCACTCCGAGAATCCCTCCCATTTATCGAGCGCATCATCTAATTCCACACGGTCGTAGCGCGTTAATCCTTTCCTTTGCACGCGGGCTTTGAGAAGGTCTTTAGCCTTCAAATCATCAAAGATGGTCTGCCCGCCGACGTACACCATCGCCCAATCAGTGGGCATGAAGCGCGGCCAACCGATTATGGTAGTCATATTGCGGCCTCCGTAGGCTTTGGAAATTCACGGACAAGAAAACCTCGCAACTCTTCCGGCCACTCATCCGGATCGCCGCCATGCGAATCCTTCAATTTAAGGATTTCTGCTAGATAATATGGCTTTGCGCCTAGCTGTTTCACAAACGCTGGTATTCCGTGCTTTAAGCAAAATCCAACTCCGTCTAGAATCCATCGTACGTAGCACAAACGGGCATTGCCCCCGGGATCACTTTCGCCTCCGAATATGATCCAACTGAATCGTTCGGCGTGTTTTTCGTCCATAGGGCGCAACATCGGCTCGCAGCTTAGGAAGTGAATCCGTGCCGGAATATCGAAAATCGGTTCAGGATCTACGCCGGCCGAAACGCCCATCCAGACATTCAAAGGAACAAATCTGCTATCGAGATAGCGTAACGCGAGCTTCGGTCGTTTCGTTAAAAGCAACCAGTCCAGTTGCGGCGTCAGTGTGATAACTTTGAAAAGATGGTCTCGCCATTCATCCGATACTTCGCCGTCCGCCCAATCGCCTAAACTCAGGCAAAACACGCGATGCCGCTCTCCTGCTTTGATGGCCTTTCGATTCCATGAGAACGGCTGTCGCAGGGTGCTCTCGGCGCATCTATGCCGTTCGGAGCCATGCACGATGTTTCGAACGCGCAACGGAGTCTGATGCACGATGTAACAGTTGTCGCACTCCGGCGCCACCTTACGGCATCCTAGCCACGGATTGTGCGTGTGATGGCACCACTGAATTTTGCTGTTCGCGCTCATGCTGCTTGCCTCCGTGTTGCCAGCGCGATGTCTTTAGCTGCTACCACAGCGGAGAACGCTTCACTTGAGCCACCGTTATCGGGGTGCGTCTCGCGCGCTTTACGCCGGTAGGCGTCGAGAATTTGCTGCTCGGTTGCGTCTATCGAAATATCCAGCGTTTCCCAGCAACTCGGGCCAGTCTTTTCCACTAGCGTCGTGTAACCGGAGAAAGCCTGCTCCGCCGTAACAGATCCCCAACGCTCGATTCCGCGCGTTGCTTCGATGGTTTTAGCGATCGCCCATAGGTTGTCGCCGACGGTGTTGTACTTGTCGCACGCCATGACGTACTGCTTTTCTTTCCGCTTCCACCAGACTGATGCGCCGGTATCTTCTGGTTGGCTGCGATCGCTGTAAGGCAATCCGTCGCGTCGAAGAGGTAAATTGGTCGAAATGACAACATTCCAATCACCGATGTTTATCCTGCTCAATTCAGTAAGAATGGCATCGCGCGCTTGGGCGACAGTCGGCGGCCTATTAAACCTGCCGAATCGCGAGTGCGTTCGCGTTTTGTGTCGAGGCCAACCCGTCGGCCATGAGAGCGGATAAGCTGCCTGTTCGCCTATGTTTTTCGGCATAAAATGTTCGTTGAAGCGTTTAAGGGTTGAATCGTGGAAGCGAATCCGAGTGGTAGGAGTTCACCGCAGCGTTTCGCGATGAGCGGCAGATAATGCTCAGCCAATTCAATCAGGATCGCGGCGCGCCCAGCCTCGAGCGCGACTTGCCCGACCGTTCCAGAGCCGCCAAACGGATCGAGTACTGTAGCGCGCGCTGTCTCAGCGCAGTTGCATCCGCACGTCGCGCGATAACCGATTACGCGCTTCTCCACCATCCCGGCTAGGATTCGCGCCTTAACCGCGCTTGCGTCTTCCGCACTATTGCTCAAGAAATCTTTTGTCGCTTCGCCGGTGTATGTTCCATCCTTATCGCTACCGCACGCGATTTGCTGTTCCCGCCGCGGCTCACCGCGCTCGATTACCGGCGCGTACGGCGCCCCGCATTCAGCACAGACTTTCGGACTCGTTGCCGCTAGAATAATCGGCCGCACCAACGCCGGCGGGAACGTAGCAAAATGCGCTTCAGGATACGGCGCAGTCGCAATGCGCCACACATCCTCCATCGCAATTGCCTGCTCCAAAAACTCAATCGCAACGTCCGGATACTTCTCGCCTAACCACCAAAGCAGCGGATTCTCACCGTCCGCAGTCCACACCGAGCGCCGGTTTCGATTGCCCGCGAATCCAGTCCAAGGCACGCCACTGCCGAGATGATTATTTAGCCGAGAGCGGAATCGCTCTTTGTTTCCGCTCCGACGCAGATGCGCCACGTCGCGGTCGACAAACTCTCGCGAGTTTCTGCCACAAGCCTTCGGTTCGGATTGCTGCCGCTCTCTTGCCGCTTCCGCATCGCAAAAATAAGACGCGCTCTTGGAAAACTGAAACACGTATTCATGGCTCGTCGTGCACCGCCAGTTCCCCTTCCGCAAAATCAATCCGCCATTCGGCGCGCACTTCTCGCAGCCAAGACAATCTGCATACTCCGCTAGATGATCGACGCGACCTTCACGGGCAGCCCGCGTGAGTCCAGCCGACTGAGGCGTCGAATGCGCGTGAGCGAAATTCTTACCGCAATCGTATCGAGTCGATGGCTGGACTTTTACGCGGTGCTTCTCCCACCGCCAGCCATTCACGCTTTCCGGCATCGGATTCGGCTTGAACCAGATATTGTCCCGGCGATGCCACCAGCCATCAGCTTGCAGCGCGAATACAACCCGCCACGGAATCCCGACAAGATCGCCTGATTTAAGACTAGGCACCTTGTTCCTAAAATGCTTCGATGCCAACGCCCGTCGCTCTGATACACCAGCCAACACGCCTCGTTGATGTAACGGATCACCCATCGTTCCTTGCGCGCTTGAAACGTAACTATCCCCCAGATTCAGCCAGAGCGTCCCATCCTTACGCAAAACCCGTTTCGCCTCGCGTAAGACGGCCACCAAATGTTCCACGTAGAGCTCCGGCGTCGGCTCCAGCCCAAGCGATCCCCGCCACGCCCCGCATTTCGCACAGAAAGCGCCACTGTGCGCGTTTTGTCCTGCCCCCGCTGCGTCAGCCGATTTCCACTTCGTTTGCTCGACTTGGCCGGGATGATATGCCCTGCCGTTCGCGCCCCATTTATGCCGACAAAGCCGCGTGGCTGAATCATCAGTTTTACGCGGCCAAATAACCGGCGGCAATTTGTAATCGCGTAAACCCCAGTATGGAGGGCTGCTCACGATGCAATGAACGCTCTCATCCGGCAACTCCCGGAGCTTTTCCAGCGCGTTGCCGTGCAACACTCTTAATTGAGCGCTCATCGCTCCGGCAGCGCCTCCTTCACCTTCTCGATCGATGGCCGCGACGTGCTATGCTCAATCGCATCGCCTAAGAGTGCGTTGATGCCGTCTTTGGCGGCTTTCCAGGTGCCGCCCTTGGTATCGCGCCAGACTTCGGCAATCCCGCCATCGTCGCCAAGCGACATCGAACAGCAGGCCATGATCTTTTCCTTTGCGATGCCAGCCGATTCCAAACGCTCCACCGCAGCCGCTACGTCGATCACGTTGCGCATATCCTTTGCTTTGCCCAGTCGGAACCCCGGCATTCCGCCAGCCTGTATGCGACGTCGGATCTCATCGGACACTGGGTCTTTGGCAAATCCCGCTAGCTGGATAGCTCTGTATACTTCTGCTAGTTCGGGGTCGCTGGCCTGAGCCGCCGCCTGTTCAATTCTCGACTCACGGGCTGCAACTGTTTCATTCCCAGTGGGTGACGGGATAATGGCCAATCCATCCTTCACCGCTGCGTTGTAAGCCGGGCAGATTCCGTGGTCTTTGGCCTTGCAATAGCGGCATTGCTCTTCGCCAACGACCAACGGCGCGTCCGGCTTTTTGGAGTTGTCCCAAATTTCATACAACTGCTCCCGTGACGCTTTGATCTCGTCCCGGCCGTAAACCGCCATCGTTAGGCGTTTTTTAAACTCCAGCCGCGGTTGGGTAATAGCCACAACACAATGCTCGACATCGTGCTGCTCAGCTCCCATTACTGCGTAAGCGCGCAACTGCATATTGGCAGCAGCAAAAGTCTGTTCTTTATATCCAAACTTCTTATCGATGATGACCAGCAGCTTCTTATCCGGGAAATAGGCCCACAGATCGCACGTGCCTGGGAAGAGCGACTTAATGCCCCTATGTAAAAACATTGTTCGCTCCCGGCCACCCATTACCCTACCCATATGCCAAGCCTTAGTGTGTTTCAGATCACCGACGCCAAACTGCCGGTCCACTGCTTCAAAAATCACTTCATCCAGCCGTGCAGCCGTTTCCAGTAGGTCGCGCTGATTTGGTTTCAGTTTTGATCGATCAAGCGACGGATCAGCATCGAGTTTATGCAGGAGTGTGCCTTCGCGAGATTCCTTCGAATCTTCGTCCGTAAAACCAGCTTCCATCCGCTCACTGCCGGGGCATTGCCGGCGCCGGTCGATGTTACTGGCGCTAGTAACAGGTCTCATATGTGCGTCCAAGCCTTCCTAAGAATGATGCGAGAGATGTGTGACTTCGGAACGCCATATTCTCGGCCAAGCCCAGCGTAACTAATACAACCCTCCGAATACCGCTGCCTAATATCGAGAATGTCCTGCGCGCAAAGACGCGCATTACCGTTATTTTCGCCGCGATATTTTTCTGGATACAGCGTCGATGGATGCCGCCCCTTTGCGGCCATGTCCCGACTATTATCCGAGAAACTGCCAGCAAATAAATGATCTGGATTTACGCAAAGTCTAACATCACAACGATGTAAAACGCATGGCTTCTCATCTGACAGGAGACCACCCGCCAAAAGGAATGAAATTCGGTGACTGCTTAACCTGATACCCGGTTTCAGCGCGAACAGTCCATAGCCGTCACGACGAACAGCGCCTGTCCAAATCCAACAACCAGAGAAACCGATTTTATCGACTTTCTTCCAAAATCGAGCCGACTGTTCCGGCGTTAATTCCAAGGACAGCACGAGATTGTTACTCGCCTTTGATCTCGACAGGCTCCATGCCAGGCGTGCTGATCGTGACAGAACCGATCTCGCCCTTGGCGATACTCTTCCGAATGTTCTTCACGAATCTTTTTGCGATTTGCCCGATCTTCTGCTCTGGCTCCGGACGCGGCGGCATCAGCGCGCGAATTGACTGCTTAACTCTGTCGTGATCGCCAACGCCTATGTGAGGCAGATAATACTGGCCGCTCTCATCGTAACAGAGCATCTGGAACTGGCGCACTTCGCCCGATGCCAGGCCATAGCGCCGCGCGATATTATCAAACCATCCAAACTGGTGATCGTGTTTCTTCAGTTTGAGTTTCGGCCGGTGAATGTCGTCCAGCTTCGGCGCGCCGTATTTGTCCACGGCAATCTGAAAGTGTTCTAGCTCGTGATCGAGTAGCGCGTCTTTTTCCTCGTCGGAGTAAACCGGCCAGCGATCCGCATCGATGACAATCTCGCAATCGCCCCGGCCCATCACCCGGTCTTTAATTGACAGGATCCGCGCCACTGCTGCTGCCGGGTAGCCGTTGTGCGACACGGCAGGCCCGCTCGGCGCCCCGGCATCGTCCACCGACGCGTTAGCGAAAATGAAATCGATTTTCAGTTCGTGGTTGAACAGTTCGAAGTGATGTTTTTCAAGCAACGGCTTGGCGCGCTCGGACACTTCTTCCGGCGCTTTGGAGTATATTGCGCTCATTTGTTTCGTGGGTTTAAGGTTCCCTCAATCCAGTGGACTTTTTTCTTTCTTCGCTTTATCCGCGCGTTGGCTGTCCAACTCAGTGACCGTTGATTGCCAGTTATCGACGAATACCTGCAGATTCGTCTCACTGATCTGCGAAAGGTTTTTGGTGGTGGTCTCGCACCAGTTGTTAGCGATGGCCAGCTCTACCAACTCCGATTCATCGTAGCCGCCTTCTTTCAACTTCACGGCGACCTGCACGGCGAGTGATTCATCCTCCTTCGCCAAGGCTTCGGAGGACGTTGCGCCATTGACAGGGGGCTCAGTTGCCGCGTTGGGCGTTTGAGCTTGTGGCTGTTGCGCTCTCTTACGGCCCTTTGGATTAGCCGATTTCTCGCCCGTCGGCGCTGGGTCCGATGGCGGAGTTGCCGTAGCGGCAGCGTTGCCGTTGATTTTCGCGCGTTCGATTATGACAGACGGAAACGCTTCCTCGACGGTTTGCTCTTTGTCTTCGATTGCGTTGTGTAATCCGATCAGGATTTCCAATTCAGCCAACCCAATTTCCTCGAGACCGTTTTTACCAAGTACGGCCAGCACTCTTTTCTCATTGACGCCTAGCGCCGCGAAGGTTTTAAGCATTGTGGTTCGGCGCTCCACTAACGTTTTGATGTCGCCAACAGCCGCTTTCTTCGCTGCCGAGAATATCGGCTTTATGAAAGCGAACGGCACGACTTTGAACACGGCATTACGCGCCGCTATAGCGCAAGCAGCGTTGCCAGTGACAACCTGCATATCGTCGGAGTAAGTATTGCCGTTTTTGTCTGTGATGCGCCGCTGCACTTCGACCTGACTCATCACATTAGATTCAAGATCGAAGCAGTAGCCTTGTGCCGTGATAACCTTTTTGTCGTTTGAAATGACACGAGCCCCGTACCGAAGGTTTCCGAATGAACTGACAGCGATTTCGGCAAGGCGAATCGTTGGACCTTCGATATTTCGCCCTTGTCGATTCAGCCGGTAAAAACAACTCGCAGCGGTTTCTTGGTCTAGAGTCGCTAGATCGAGCATCCGCTTTTTCACGACGGCGAGACTGCGCGGGTATCGCTTCGCTGTGGAAATCTGCATATCTATTCCAGCACGCTCCATTGATTCGAGCGCGGTGGGTGTGGTGGTTACGATTTCGTATTGTCCTTCTTGTGCGTTTTCGTTGTTCATATAATTACTCCTTTAGGGTTATGAGAGCTGGTTATCTCTGTTAGGCGGCGGTTGGGTTGCTACTTCTTGTTTTGACATAGAGTTGTTTCGGTTAATCAGAACAATTTTGATCCATTGATGGGATTGAAGAACGCGTGATGATAGGAGCGAGGCTGCTTTAAGCCGTCTAATTGCACGACGACGCTGAACCCATCGATCGATTTTATAACGCCTTTCTGCGCGCATTTCCTTTTCGGAAAGCCTCTTTTGTGGGCGCGCCGACTCCACTTTACCCGCTGACCGATACGGAAACGCTGATCAGGTGTAATCAGCCAAATCATGTAGTTCTCGACCGTATCGAGTTTCTCTCGAATCTCAGAAAGTGCCGCCGCGACGGCTTTATCTTCTATTTTTGTTTTTGTGCTCATAGACGTTCCAATTCACGTTCCAGTTGCACCGGCGTAGCCAGTTCGCTGGGAGTATTGACGTGCTGTAACCGGAGCTTGGTGCGCACCGCGCGTTTCATTTCGAACGTAGCGACTCCGTGCATTTCGAAGAGCATCTGGCAAAACGTTTGTTCGATCTCGCAAAAGGCCATGCAATCGCGCAGCGCAATTTTGAGCCGCTTTTTCAGCTTCCGATTCTTTAGCGCCTGTCGCGTGATAAGATAAGTGAGCACAGCCAAGATCAGCGCCACCACGCCAGCCAGATCGCTCGTTAGAAAGTTCATGGTGATGTTCGCTTTGTAATGTGCCAGCCGTGACAATTCGGGCACGGATACGCCCGCAGCGATTCCGCGCGGCCGTGCCGCCCACGCTTCCGCATTGAAATGTTCAACTGCGATTGCGCCGCCTTCCGGTCCGGATAGCGGTTCTTGCCGCAGGACTGCGTTATTGAAGCCTTGAAAGCAAAACCGTTCATTCGCTAGGATAAGTTTTGGTGAACCGCTTTTTGCGAGTCGTCTCTTCGCTGAGTTGTTCTTTCAACCGCGCCTCGCGCCGCGTTACTTCCCGCATCCCTTCGCGGATGGACAATGCCACCTGCCGTTTTTGCAACATGAGTGCGGCGTAACGCGAATCTGGTTGCCAACCCCACGATTGCGCGATCGTGAGCAGTCGCGTCTGCAGCCGGCCAAGCGTGCGTTGAACAAGCCCCAGGAACCGCGCCAGCAGAATAACCAGCGTCACCATCACATTGTCCGGTTCGGTCTTGGCCATGGGCGTCTCCGGCTCCATCGGCACCACCTTCCTGCTCTTCGGGCAGTCCGGATCGTCGCAGGGCGCCTTCAGTGAATGATTTCCGGTGCAAGGTGTCATTTTCGACTGCCTTTCGCTGTCGTTCCGCCGCTAAAAATCTCGTGTGACGGTATTAAATTGGATTCGTCGGTGTGCATACACGCACCCGGATAGCAGTAACGGAAACCGTGGCAGCGGCACGTCCAGTAAAGCAGTTCGAGTCCACGCTCTTCCATTCGACGTTGGACGTTCAGCGTTGAGCGTTGGACGTTTTCTCTTTGATCTTTCATTTCCGCCGCCTCCTTCTCAACACCCGCGCCACCTGCGCCGGACCGCGCGCTGAAATCACTGACTCGTTGTTGGTCAACTCCACATGATCGCACCCGATATAAAGCGTAGCTTCACCACTGGAATCCTGGCCGCGTTTGTTTCCGAAGCGAGCGGCGCACAGTCTCTGCAAAAATCGTATCGCCTTATCAGCTTTCATTTGCGCGCTATTTGGTACGGCAGGTGTTCGATTTCTTCCTGCGAAAGATTTTCAGCCGGCGAGCTCGGATTTCTCCCCGGCTCCTTTGCTTCCCCAGTATGCGCAACGGTTGGACGCCGTTTATTATTTCCGGCTGAAATTGGTTTTTTGATCGCTCCCGCCATCCAGAGCATCATCAGCGCCGCGTTCCACGTCGCACCGAACGCTTTCAAATGAAACCGGCCAAACCCTTGCTTCCCGATCTGGCAGGTTAAAAACACGTATTTCTCATCGGGCTGCATCTCACGGCAATCCATCCGGCTCACCTTTTCAGCTTCGGCTTTGCTCCCCACGTGCAGAGCATCCGTAGGCGCAGGGACGCCCACCGTAGCCAGTTCATCGAACACGTTCACTTACGCGCCTTCCCATTGCTGGATTGCTTGAAAAGTGTCGGGAGTTTGGCCCCTTTGCGCCGCAGGTAAGAAATCCATAGATTCTCGGTAAGTTCGGAAACATTGCGGAATCCACATTCAGGATGCGCCGTTACGTGTACCTTAATCGCCAAAGTGATGTCAGCCCGTATCGAAAGATTGATCGGGACTTTATGCTTTCGGTGAATCGCCCCGTGGCACTTCGGGCAGAGCCAGACAATTAGCCTAGGATGATCGTAGCTCGGGTGATGTCCTTGAATTTTCTCATCCGAACCGCACATCGCGCACGGACCAATCAGCACTAAACGTTTCCGGCGTGCCCTAGATAATTCATTGTGCGCGTAATTTTGTTTTTCGCGTCGCGACATTCCGCGAATGTTTTCTGTTCGTGCCGGGATTTCGACAGTCGGCAGATTAGCTACGTTTGGAAGATTAGCGTAATCAATCATCTGTTCTCACGCGATAATCGCTCCATCGCTGCGTCAGTCAGCCATTGACTCACAGATTGCCGCCCTGCATACGCAATTTTTTGAATCCTTTGAAGTAGCTTTTTTTCGACACTAATGCTGGTCGTTGCTGGCGACTGCATCATCTGCGGTCTACCTCGCTTTTTCGTTCTCGCATTAGCTTCCGGAGTCTGTGCCATATAAATGTGGATTATTAACTCTTAATAAGACTTCGCAAGAAAAAACTTGCGATTTGATTAAATTATTAGAAAATTCAGCAAAATGAAGGTTCCGAAGAGTGTCAGTATGGACACGGAAGTGATCAAAAAGATTGCAGCCGCTGCAAAACTTCGCCGCGAGTCCGCGTCTAAATGGCTCGAAGACGCGGCTCTTCAAAGGCTCCAGCGTATAATGGAAACCCCCGAAGAGTCCACGAATGAAGGATTGCAGGCGCTTCCCAAGAAACAAATAAAATATTGTCGGCCATGACACGCCAGCACAAACCGGACCTCAGTGTGAAATTCGCGCCGCGCGTCCCGCAACGACTGCGGAAAGCCGTCAATAGAATCTGCAAGGCGTGCGAAATGCCGGAAGCCGACGTGCTGCGCTACAGCATGGAAGCCGCTGCCCTCCTGGCGCACGCCGGCAAAGTGCGCCTCCTCCGGCCAGTGGGCGATCACACCCTTGACGCCATGATGACCGTGCGCACGTCCAAAGCAATCGCCAAAACATTGCGCGAGATCCATGAGCGCATGAGCCAGCGCGATCGCTACTTGTTGCACGCCGACGTGTTGCGCCGTTGCCTTGAAACCATGCTACCCGTGGCAGAACTCCGCGGCATGGGCCACGTGTTGCGGCTGCGCGAAGCTACCCTGGCAGCGCTACGCTCCCGATCCAGCCGCACTGGAGGGCAAACGCGTAAATCAAAATGAGTTCCACAACCGCGAACACAATGACGGCCAACGCAATCCACAGCCTGTCATTGCGCCTGCGCCTCCGAGCCTCGCGCACGTTCCACGGCGACATGAGAAAACGCGCACGCGACACCGAATCCTCGTCGTCGTTATGAGTGTTGCAGGGCAAACTAGACTTCCTGAATCAGCTTCGGCATAAGTGGTCAACTTCCTCCTGCTCAATCATAATCAAATCACGCAAGATTGCGCTCAATTCATCCGAGTTCGCGTCTGCTTTTAGACGGTTTGCGCGATGACTAACGACGCGAACATTATCCTTCACGTATCCATCTGAAGCGGAAATACGATCAAGCGTAGGGCTATTTCGAGCAGGGCCACGTCCTCCGACATGCCGTTCTATAGAAACGCCCAAAACTGGACAATGAGTAGGTATCTTGATGTCATTCAGTGAAATACTGAAGTCAACACCGTCACGCCTTGCACGGCTCTTTGCTCCTTGAAACATCAGCCATCGCGCGGTTTTCTTTCCTACCATCGCTTCGCCGTGTTTCAATGATCCGTGCGGTAGTTGATGCATCTTCGCGCAGTTGATCTTCGCCCAATCGCGTTGCCAGCAGCCGCATGACTTGGCGTTACCGCTTCGTAGTCCGTGACCACTGATTACGATTTTATTCCCACAATCGCATAGGCATTCCCACATCGCCCTGCCTTTGGCAGTTCCGCTACGCTTTAGAACTATCAGTCGTCCCAAAGTCTGTCCCGTGATTTCTTTCGCAACGTCAAACATTATGAGGGTTGTAGTTCGAATGCGTAGGTTTGACCGTTTATTTGCAATACGCTTTTGACGCCCGGCCAAATTCTGTACAGAATCTCCTGAGTATCCAGACCACCGTTACCGTTGTGTGGCGCCGGCAACCCTAGAGCGCGCAGCGCGGCAGGGCTCGCTTCCCCGATCTTGCTGGTAGGACCGGAATCGCCAACCACGCAAGCTACTTCTTTGTCCTTGTAGTACATCGAACCGATACATCCGCCCACAATTTCAGGTGTCATTTTGATCACTTGCGGCGGTACAACGATGTAAGGAATCACATCCCCATTGATAGGCTTTCCGTTATACGTCCAGCGAGTTCCAGCTTGGCCGTACTGATCCTCGTGCCAGTACGGAGCGCCATCCACGTCGTTGTCAGCGTCGCCAAACCAGAAGTAACACGGTTTCCCGTTGAGGATACGCGTGTCATCGAGAATGACATTAGCGTAATAGATGTAGCCCGCGTTCTCTGCACTGCGATGGGTGAACATTAGTTTCATTTGAAAAGCCGGATGTATTCGGCGCGTAGTTCGTCGGTGAGATTCATTTTCTTAGACGGCCCCTGTTTGTCGGACCATAGGGTAACGGATAATCTTCTTCCTCAATTGTCACATCGCACCATTCGCCACAGACCTTTTGTTGTAGGACCAGTAAAATACTCTGCGAGGAATTATTAAATCTACTGCGCCTAACAAATCGTAAAGTCATTTCGGGCAGATTTACCTTGCGCTGCGTTGGCATGTCTATGTTACCCAGAAAGACATTTAACAATCACGATCAGGACGACACTCGATAGCAGTCCGAAAACCGGATAGTACGCCGTTCTCATCCTAAACATTGACCGATCATACCAAAGACGGCTGTAAGCAACAGAACCACAATGATAACGGTTGCGATGATTCGCAGCATCAGTCGATGATCTGCCACTCAGGTTTGCTGCGCATCGCTGTCGTCTTCGCATCAAACTCGGCTTCCTGTTCCGGTGTCCAGATTTTCTCGCGTTTGAAGATTTCCTTCAGTTGCGCAAGAAAAGTGATGATTTGCGGAACCGATGCTGACGCAGTGATGAGGTACGGTAGATACTTGAGTATTAGTGCTACAATCGATGTCATGGTTGGCTTACTTTCTTGGCTTCTGCAATGTACTTGTTTGTTTCGGTTATTGCGTTTGTGAGCGTCGCTAACCACGTGGTTAGGTTCGCTTGGTTTTCCGCTGTGCGGTTGGCCTTGAACGTTCTCGTAGCCGCTCGAAGCGAGTCAACCCAATCGAGTCCATGCGCGCGCAGTTTGTTCGCATAAGCATGAATCGCCGGATTAACTTGCCTGAGAAACGCGTCGTTTTGGCGTTCCAATGTGACCAGCGTGTCGAACGTCAACCGTGCAGTTTGCGCGGTCTGTTCGGCTCGCAGAATCACCTGATCCGTGGACGCTTCTGTCAGCGATGGCTGACCTGATGGCCACGGGTAACTCTGGCAACCACTCGGCCCGATTAACGTTGCCGTAGCAAGTAGCCACGACCCCGCAATCGCAACGCCTAATGGTATGTATTTTTTTATTTTCATGGTTTTTGGTTTCCTTTCGTTGTTTTTGTTCACCGGTATGTGACCGTAATATCCGGCGCCGTGCCGGTTGCCGTAACCACCGTGAGACCAGTAGCGAACGAAGCGTCATAGATCAGCGTGCCGACGCTCGCTGTCGAATCGATCACTGCCATCACGGTCCCGCTCCCGGCCGTATTATCGTAAACCGTGATCGTATTCGAGCTGGCTCCCTTGGTGTTGATCGTTATCGCGTGCAACACGCCCGCGCCAGATTTCGCCGTCGTCGTGGCATTAGTAGCTTTATGCGAAACGCTCCAGCCACCGGTATTAACAGGCAAAGCTGTGCCACCGGCGATACCTTGCACAATCAACGCGTTGGCCGGGCTCGGACTGGGCGTCGCCCCGGGCGCGGCGGTGACATCGGTTAAATCGAAATTGACCGTGGCCCCGTCAAGATCGATCGGCGCATCCAAACGCACATACGGCACATTGGCACGTTTCCCGCCGATTGGATCCGTGACCAGTTGCGTCTTAAAAACCGCAGCCTTACTCGTGCCGTTATCCGTGGCGGTCGTGTCCTTCACGCTGCCATCTGTAGCCAGTGCGGTCACGGCGGCCGCAGCCCAGAGCGCAGCCACAATTCCCAGCGCAACCCATTTCGGTCTCTTTTTCATAAACTGAATCACCTTTCGCTTTATCCACTGACAGCGTTTCGCTGTCAATACCTATCGCACTATGCCCCGCAGCCGGTTCGCTTCCTTTTCAAATACCGCCGCGGCGCCGTAATACCCAGGCAACTGCTTTAAGTCTTTGGCAATGTTCGCAAAACTCGCGGCGTGCGCCGGATGCTGTTTTCCACGGCGTGATTTCTTCTTCTTCGTAGTACCCTTGGCGCTCATGCTCTCGGCCTCCGGTAGAATACCACCAATACGACGATCACCAGCACCACCACCAGAACGTAGAGCGGCGTAACTTGCCCGGAGAGCAACATCGGGAGCGTCACCGCCAGGCACCAAAAAAACAGCCCCAGCCAGCCAATCTCGATCCGTTTGATGTTTACCTGCAGCGCCTGAAGCAACAGACACACACAAGCGATTACCATTAAAATTAGCGTCATACTTTTTTTCCTTTCGTTTTTGGTTTTGGTTTACTGACAAGAAATCATCTAATTTGGTGGAGGCGTCTTGAGGTTGTCGGGAACCTTCTCGCCAGATTCTTCTGTTGCCTTTACAGTTAGGTCCACCATGTCCTGCGTTCCTTTAGCTGCTGGCGCTCCGCTTGCGGTCTGTTGCACCACACCGCCTGTCACGTCCTTGGATTTTGCTTCTTTAGCGAATTTCAATCCCGACACCGCGACAATTACTCCAGCTAACCCTCGCACCCATCCCTCAATGGCGTCAGGTAGAAATTCTACAAGCGCCGGACTTGTAGCGATTGCCGTTGAGAGCGCGAAGATGCCGCCCCATAGTGTTGTCTGCCAATTTGCTCCGAATAGTTTACTCATTTTATTGTGTTACCGTTTTTCATCGCGGGTGTGACCGCCTTTTTTATGTTCTCTTCCTTAATCTGTGACATGATGAACAATAGTAGCTCTGCGCGCTTGCGCTCCTGTTCGCCACGGGATGGGTCGGCAGCGCGCGCGGTCATCAGCACTCTGAGCCGTTCCATCTTCGCGGGGGTCATCCGGTGTTCCAAGTCGTCGATCAGGTCGTCAGCCTCTTTGTCTCGGATTTCGGGATTATGTAAGCTCTTTGCTACCGTTTGCTGGAAAGCCGACCAGAGCGGCGACACCTGCGCTTCCATCGTACTCATGCGCCCTTGAATCGTCCACGCCGCTTTCAAGATCGCACCCAACACGCCCAAGATGAAAATTCCGATTGGCACAAGCGCCCCGAATATCCAAGGCGTTAGCGACGACTCGACCGCCAACAACGCTGCCGCCACCCATAGCGTTATCGCTACTGGCAAGATCTTCCAGTGATAGATTAGGTAGGCGATCACGGCCTGAATAGTCTTTCCAGCCAGGAACGCTGCCGAGGTTTCGGTTTATTATGCTGCCTCTCTGATCGACCAGCCGTAACTCGCGGCGTTGCCGTAGCGGTAGGCGCCGGGCTGGCTTCTTGCAACTCCTGTATGTCATCGCTGTTTTCTTGGATAGCAGTGGTGTTCTCGACGGCTTGAGTGGTTGCGTTTTCTGCTTTCGTCTTAATCGAGATCAGCCACTTAACAGTAAACCCTGTAAAGAAAAACAGCACGACCACGATGAACACAATACCGAGAACGACGGAAACCCGAATGGCCCACTTGATAAACCACACTTGCCGCTCGTGATTATTCATCGGAACAATTAAAGAGGATGGTTGAAACCTTTCATTTTCAATCTCCAAATGTGCACGAGTGCTGTATTGGCGCTGTCATGCAACCTCCAAAGTGACAACAAGAGCGAACCAGTTAATCGAGGTCCCTGCCTGGCCCGTAACCGTGATCTTTAGAGCCTTGTTCACATTATCGGCTATCGCCGTGGCCGCCCATGTGCTTGCACCGGCATCGGCCCATTTGTCGCTCACTATGTTGCTGCCCACCAGCGCGGTCGTGCCGCCAGTCGTTTTAATTGTGCCTTTGATCCTTTGCCGAAACACGATTGCGCCGGAGAGACCTATTACCTCCGCCAAAAACCCCATGCCGCTCGCGGCTGGCACGGCAATTTGATTGGTGCTGGTTACACTGTTTGAATCGAAGGTCAGGACTTTTGGAGTTGCGTTCGCCGTGATACCCCAAAGCTTGTATTCCCCCCGGTCAATAGCCTCTAGTTTCATGTTCCAGCCTTTCTGACTCTTAATACGCCGCCGATGTAAACGGTAGTGGTTTGGGTGTTGGTAATGGACTTGGCTTGGATCGAGAGTGTTGATGTGCCAGTGCTGGTCGTAGTCATAAACCCCCTAAGCCACCCTGTTAATTTCGTGGTTGCAGTCCCTGCGGTTGGCCCAGCTACGTCAACGGCTGTTATAGCGAAAGCTGCGTTATTTCCTACTAAACCGACACCTGCGCCCACAGCCGCGCTTCCTGTTCCAGCTCCATGCAAGGTAAACGCAAAACCACCAGCACCATTACATTGCGCCTGAAACCCAAATTCCCATTCATACAGCGTAGAATTTTGAAGTGTTCCTGAAACCAAAATGTCCGTAAATCCATTCGTGGAATTGGTGTAGTTAGAACCAGAAACGTGATATTCAGTCCAGCCGCCAGTGTTCAATGGGGCAGTCGCAAGATCACTTCCGAAAGTAGCTGTTGCTGGAACATTGGCTACGGTTGCGGTGCCGGTCACATTGTCAGAACCATTAAATGAACCGGAAGTGTATGTTACATCTCCGGTAGTCGCGATTGTGCGGCCGGTTGTTAAGGTCGCCGCGCTTCCGGTCGTATTTTGGTTCAGTGTCCCCACCGACGTGACGCCGGCAGACGTGATTGACACCGGGCCAGACAGCGATACTGGCGCGTAAGCCGAGCCCCCAGCGTTGCCGATAGGAAGTTGACCTGCGCTTGGGGCGGTATTCGGGACGATTGCCGCCTTCGTTTGCGCGTCATTAGTAACATTGCCCAGCCACGACCGATCCGCGCTCAAATCCAGTGCCGTTCCGCCAATCGTTAGTGCGCGGCTCGTTGGCACGCCGCCGAGTCCGACCAAAGTTTGGTCGCCGGTGTTCGTCCCACTGCTCGCGCCCGTTACTGTGCCGCCGCCTGTTGCAAAATCTGCCCCGGTTAAAGCTGTATTGAACTCAGAAAGTGATCCCGTGATGCCAACAATGCTCGTTTGGTCCCCAGTGTTTGTCCCCGTAGCGGTTCCGCCGCCCGTGGCGATGTCATTATCTGACAACGCTGTGTTTAATTGCGCCGTGTTGAACGATCCGAGTGCCGTCGTGTTTGAACCAGCAGACGCCGTTATCGCTCCGGTAAGTGCTGCCCTTTGCAGGAGTGGCGTGACGTCAACGTAATTAAGCGACGAATCAATCATCGCGCCCACCGCATCCTGCGCTAACTCGTCCGTGTATTGGCTCACGTCGCCGACATAAAGAAAATTGCCGTCAGTAAGAGCAGTGTCGAACTGGGCTTTCGTCCCCGTGATGCCGACGACGCTAGTTTGATCGCCGGTGTTTGTGCCGCTGGTGTTTCCTAATACAGTTAGTTGTGCGTCGGTGACGTAACGTTTATTGCTTGAATCTGCGACGTTGGCGGTCGTTAAGCCGGTTATGCCTGTTCCGATGCCGTGCAGAATTGCGTTGCCGACATTCTGACCACCAAACCAAGCATCGCCGACAGCATCATTTCCGCCAACGAAGGTGTTACTAGTTGAAACAGTGACTGCGTTTCCAACGGCGATGACATTGGACAATCCATCAGACAAGGCAGTGGCATTATAGCCAACAAAGGTGTTGTTATCTCCGTCAACATTTCCCGATGAGAAACCAATTCCTGTATTGTGGTTGCCATTTAGATTACTAGCCAGTGCATCTTCACCAACTGCTACATTACTGGTGCCGTCGATATTACTGTTTAATGCTGCGTAACCAATGGCGGTATTACTGCTACCTATGGTATTTTGTTGCAATGCTATCACACCTAAAGCTGTATTTTCTGACCCATCAATAACAGAATACATCGACTGCCAACCAATTCCGATATTACTATATCCTGCATCCTCATTAAGGTCAGGAGACGGCTGCGAATAACCCGCTTGGAAACCTAGATACAGATTTTGAGCATCATTCACATGGCTACCAGCATTGGGATCGCTCGCCCAAAGCCTGAACACTTCTTCGCCGTTCGCGTCCGTGACATAGATACCTGAGTTCAACATTGTGTATGGATGCGTGACGGGATCGTCGCTGTCGCCGGTGGAATGAAGCGTCACTGACGCCGGAGCGTTCAATAAACCTGAGATAAACTTAAAAGTATCGCTCCCTGTTATGGTGTCCGCCCCGTTTCCAAACGCGACCTGCTGATCGGCGATGCTGCCGCCGATGCCACCGCTAGATGGAAGGTTGAAATACCCGCGTGTCCCGCTCCCGTTCGTCCCGTAATACTTCGAGTTCCCAGGGGCCAATGAATCGTTTACCAGCGTGACCGTGCCGCTGTTGTTCACCAGCGACTGCGTGAAATTCAAACCAGAGCTTGGGAAATTAAGGATGGTCACGCCGCCGAAGTCAATCGTAAGCGGCGAAATTATCCTGTGCGTCTTTGTACCGAGTAAAAGAGGCTCAGTCCCTTCCGCAAAAGCAGTGACAAGCGACAAGTGACATAGAAACGCAGTCACACACCAAACCATCTTCCATTGAGCGTTGGACGTTCGACGTTGAGTGTTCGGCGTTTGCTTCATTTATGAGCCAACCCTTTCCCAGTGCCGATCATTTCTATCAGCATCGTAATCATGCGGTTCCCCCTGGCCATCGTCATCCGGATCAGCAGCGCCTCCGAGCAACTGGTAGGTCTGCCGTTGATGCGACTCGCCAACTTCCGCCACGATCTCTCGCATCGCCTTTGTTGGCAGATAAAACGTGTCCACTTCCGAGCACAACGACGGCGGCGTGCCTTTAAGCGAGCTAACATCCCACACGAACAACAAGTTAGGAGAAGCCTGCGGAGCCGCCGGCGTGCCCGCGGGCACCAGCACTTCATCCGCAAGCGGCACCATCGCCAGTTGCGTATCCGCGTTAACTACTCGTGCGTTCATTTTAAAATCCCGCCGGCGTTCCAACCTGGTTCCAGCGCATCCCGACCTCCGGCGCTACCATTGCCAATTCCCGCGTTTTCACTTCCTCAGCTTTTGCCAGCACGTCTTTTTTGCTGTCAGCGTCCGCCCAAAATCTGCTCCTGGTCAGTTGCGCTTCGCAAAGCGGCACCAGCATGTCTTCGGCGTAATCTTCCGCGACCGGGACGCGCACAGCCTGCTTCAGCTCGCCAAACGTGATCTTGCGCGGCCCTAGCTCAGCTTCAAAGCGCACCGTGTAATCGATGTCAGGCAACGGCAACACGCGCAGATAAAACTGCGGATCGCCCCCCTGGCTTGCCCCTACCGGGTCAATGTAATAATACCGCGGACACCCAATCGTGCTCGCGTTGGTAAACCCGTAAATGTCCCAAATGCCTGCTTCCCCAGGTCCGTATGGAGACACATTCCAATAACCGCGCCGGAGACGTTCGTCTCTCATTAGAACCCGCACGGCCCTGCGACCGTTCCCGAGGTAAATCCGCACGTCGCCTATGATGCGCTTAATCACATACTCGAGGCCAACCGCGTCGTGATACACTGTGGCATCCACAGTAAGCGTGTCTTCCAGCCAATCGTCTAACACTGTGTTCCGCCCTGTGATTTCGTTGTCCGCGCCGGTGTTAAAGCGCACCGTGCAACCGCGCTGCCGATCTTCAAACGTGTCCCCGGACAGGTTCCTGCTGTACCTGGCCGCAAACGTCACGCCTGTTATCATCTCCGGCGCGCGCAACACCACGCTCAACGTGGTCTGCCGATACGCGCTGGCTAGATACTTGTAAAAACAGCTTACCCCGGCGTTAATGGCGCTAAGCACATCCAGCGCGGCGGCCGCCGGCAAATCGGTGGAATCTTCCACCCGCAGATTGCGCCCTAACCGCTGCGATAATTCTAAGGTGTTCATTTGGCGGCCATCTGTGGTTTCGGATTCGACAAGGCTTCATCGCGCGATTCAACAGGCTTCGGCCGCCGCGGGTCAGCTACTCCCAGCACGCGCAGTGCACGCTCGTAATCGCTCTCGTACTGCGGTTTCTTCTCCTTATCGTAAAACAAAAAGCTGTGCGTGAGATTGTAACGCGCGATCGGCAGAAAAATGCTTTCCACGTACTTGTGCGGGCAAGGGAGCACCAACTCCGGATCGGGCGGTTCGTCTAACGCGTCCTCAAGATCCTCTGCGCTGATTGCTCCCGGTTCTTTCATCACTTCCAGTAGCAACTTAACGTTCGCATCTGCCAACGTTGAATCCGGCGCCGGCGCCAGGTTCACCGTAATCATAACGTTCTCCCCGCCATCGCCATCTGGCACAAGGCGCCCCGGATCCAAAAAATAGGCAAGCGGGCGACCGTTTGGCACGTCGTTATTCAACCTGCCCATGAAAAGTTGGCCAAACTGCACGAGCTGCCCGTGCGTAGTTAGTTTCCGCAGCGGCAATTCGTCATCCGACAACCGCGCCGGACTGATGATGCTTTGTATGTCATCGTCCAGATCATACGCAGCCTGGCCAGTGACCAGCGCCACTTCCAAGGCTTCCCGGGTAAAAAAATCTTCGCCACCGGCCTGCATCATCTGCAGCGTGGCATTGATCTCATTGAGAATGATCGACGGCATAAAATCCGGAGCGTTAGCCGGGTTCGGCATCCCGAACACCTTCAACAAATTCGAATATGCGTCCGCCAACGTCATGGTTGGTTATTCCGGTTGCCTGCGCGGCAACCCAGCCATCTCCATCTTCTCAGCGAGGGTCGGCTGCGCGGGTGGCAGTTGGGGTTCTGTAATCTGCTCTTGAAGTGTAATCACCTGCGGTTGCAGCTTGCACTCACTGATTGGTACGCGGCCAAGCGTCAGTGTTTCCCCCATCTCTGAACTCCCATCTTCTATCTTCTCTGCTTCCTTCGGAATCTCCACCTTCGGCACCGGCACGACTTCCACAAAGAGCATGTCGTTGCGCTGATCTTTAACGAACGCCACCGCCTGGTTCACCAGCTCCGCCAGTTGCCCAAGCGTTTCCGCGATCTCATTGCGCCACACCAACCGGTGCAGGTTCGCGTTCCAAGTGAACTGCCCATATTTCGGCACCGGCCGCGCGCTAGGCCACCGAAGGGTAACGATGTACTGATTATGTTCTGTATTCATAGGTTTGCTGTTTCTAACGCTGCTTTCCGGGAGCCGCCCAACACCCCAAGGCGGCCCCCGGTGTAGCAACCCACGAAACAGCTTTAGACGATCACCGGTAGCGGCACGCCAGGGTAATTGACCGCGACGCGGATCCGGAAGGCGCCGGGCACACGCTGCAAGCGGTCCTTACGCGGCGCCTGACCGAACACGCTCACAATGTAATTCTCCTGGATGAACCCGCCCTCGTGCTGGTCGCTCATCCGCTTGTTACGGTATTTTCCGTAACCGCGCCGTGCGCAGCGCGCACCGAGCATCAGCACATCCGCAAACGGTTGCCCGTTCGCGTTACAGGGAAGAATCAACGCGCCTTCGGGATGGTCATCGGTGTGCCCGGCAAACCCGTCCGCGCCTGCCAGCCATACGCCCGTGTTCCAGGTCACGTTACCAAGCGTTGTGACCCGCGCGACACTGGCAGCGGATCCCAGCCGCTTTGTAATCGTGATCTTGTTACCATTGTTCCCGACCGTGTAGGCATACATGCCCACCTTGTTCGGGTCGGTTACGGCATCCGGCGGATTGATGATCAGCAAATACTTCTCCGCGCTGCTCACAGAGAGAATGTCCGAGAGCAGGAACCGATAGGCGTAACCAGGAAAATACTTGAAGTATTTCTTTTTGGTCTTCGCCGCGCTAGTCGCATTTCCGCCGCCTTTAATGTCGAACACGGCCGTGCCGGCAGTAATCGCTACGCCCAGGAACGCTTTCCCATTGAGCGGGCTGCCTACCGCGCCTTCTCCGTCGTGATCGATCGGCGTGTACTCAGAGATGATGTGCCCGCGCACATTGGCCCAGCCACCGCTAAAGAGCAGTTTGGCCGCGTCTTCATCCTTGGTCTCGCGCAAAATCTGGCGAAACTCAGGGTCCACTTCCAAGCTGGCCAGTACGTCGCTCGGCGCGACCACCACGTTCTTGAACACCGGTTGCCCTTTGATGCTGCCGACTTTTGCCGGCGCGCCACCCATGCGCTTCTGAATGTAACCGGTGAGCACGATCGAGTTCCAGTTAAGCGAATCGGCGCTAACCAGCGTGTTTTGCGCGTGACTCCCGCCGTAGAGCGTATTCACTGCCGGCAGTTTTTCACGGAACATCATAAACATCTGCTCGGTTTTGAGGCGCCCGAACCATTTGCCAAGCTCTTCGTTCGTGCCGTTCACGATCTCACCGCGCATACCCATTACTTCTTCCATGCGCTCTGTGTATCGGTATGCGTGACGCACCCAATCCACTTCAAGATCGTTGCCGTCGATTAGGATCTCTTCGTAATCGTCCTTGGTCTCAAAGAGTTCTTCGCCAAGGTGCGGCTCATCGTAGAACCCGCTTTGCACCGTGAACCGAATCGATTGGCCCTTGCCCTTACTGGTGTCCGTGACTGTATCAATCAAAGACATCACCCCCTCACCTTCGAAATCTTTGAAGTAATCGCTCGATTGTTCGAACACATCCACGCCTGCCTGCCACAGCTTCCGGACATCCTCCGGTGACATGGCAGCTAACGCCGTGCCTGTGTTGTTCGCCTCGTAAAATACCGTCCCGAGCAACGGTAGAAACGGAACCGCATCCGCTACGATGCGGCCTATCCCATGCGCGTAGCTCGCTGCCACAAAGCAGACGGCCATGAGCAGCCATCCGCCATAAGTTCTGATCGTTTTCATAAGTTTGTTCTCCCGTAGTCCTGCGAAGCCTTTGGCGAAGCAGGATGTTTCTCTGAATGAGAGAATTGGTCTTGTGCTGATCGACCTGGCCCACCCGCTCAGGTGCGCCGGAAAACGAATGAAAAGACTTATCTGCGCGCGCCGGTTACTTCGGCCTTCACCGCTTCGTAATCTTCCACCGTCCTGATTTTTTCAGGGTCAATAGCAGTCTGTCCGTTCCCCCCGCTGGTTGTGCGGGCGCTCCCGGCTGCTGCCGGTCCGCCTGCGGGTTTGGACACCACTGCTTCCTGCCTTACGCCTTGCGGCTTGGCAGGTGCCGCGGCCCGTGTTCCCGCAGCAGGTGTGGAAGATTCTTTCTTACTTGGTCCGCTCTGGGGCGGTATCCCGCGCTTGTTCGCAGCCATCTGCCCAATCTTAAACGGCGCGTCCGCCTCATAGACCAGCGGATTATTCTGCTGCTCCATCACGTCTGCGATGGCCAGCATTTCTTTCGAGAGCGCGCTGTTATCGTCTGCCGCGTCCGGATACGCTTCCAGCAGGCGCTTCTTGGAATCGCGCACCGATGTCTGAAACTGCGTTTGCCGTTCGTTCTCAGCCAGCCAGTTCGCTTCCTCAACCGCCCTGCGGGCCATACCGAGTTCGTCGCGCAACGTATCCAGTTCATCATCGATTTCAGCCGTCCTACTCAGATCAAGCTGCGCGGCCGCGTCTTTCTTCTCCGCCTTTTTTGCCGCAATATCCGCCTGGATTTGCTCAACCGTTCTCGATGCACCCTCCGTCGTCGCTGCCGTCTCTGTAGCCGTTTCGCTACCCGTAGCGCCTTCAGCTTTCGCCGTCGCCTTTCCAGTCACGCGAAATAACGCATCCGCAAACGGAATCTTTTCAGCCGTAGCGATCGCTTTCGCCGCCACTATGTGCCCCTTGTCCGCATCCGAAAGCCCGCCCAGCCGAACCCGATCAGGAAGTTTATTCTCCTCCTCGCCGCCGCCTTCGCCCTGAGCCTCGCTCGGAGTCCCGCCTTTAGGCGGCTCTTCTACTTGGGCGTTCGACGTTGGAAGTTCAGCGTTGGACGTTTTCTGCTCCTCTGTTTTCCCAGGGCTTTCGCCACCGGAAACAACAGCCGGACCCGTAGTTGCTGGCTTCGGACTAAGCGCATCCGCCTTCATCCGTTCATAATCTTCCACACCCACTGCGGTCTTGGACCGCTCAGGCTTCGCCGCCGTAGCCGCAGCGCCCTCGCCGCGTTCCCCCTCAGCTTCGCCCTGTTGTGGTGTCGTTGATTTCTCAGACGCAGTGGCAGCACCCGATTCAGTTCCCGCTGTAGCCACGGCGCTATGCGCCGTATCTTCAGCCTTCACTTCACCAGCCGCTTGCGATTGACTCTCGCCCGCCGTTTGACCAGAAGATTGCTCGCCCCGGCTTTCGCCAGAGGTTTGAGTCTCATCCATTTGAGACTGCGGCATATCACGACAGCGAAACGCTGTCAACAAAGAAAAACAGGAACGACAGGAGCGCGGGTACCCCTACGTAGCTTCAGCGAAGCAGTGTTACGAAAACAGCAAAGTGTAGAAAATGAATAGGATCGACAGAATCCCAAGCACTATCCAAAAAACGTCACCAACCCACTTCATCGCTGCAAACATGCGTCCCTTGCCACGCGGGCGCGCAAGCGCCTTTACGTGGTTAAGGCGCGGTCGCAGTCGCGGTTGCCGTTGAGGTCGCTGTGGCCGTTGAGGTCGCCGTAGAGGTTGCAGTGGCCGTGGAGGTTGGCGTGGCCGTGGCCAGAAGCCCCTGCGCTGCCAGCGCCGCGATAATGTCTGCGGTTGCCGTACCGGTAATGATCGGTTTGCCCACAGGCTTTGCCCCGCGGAATCCCACACGGTCATGCGACTGTAGCCCGATGTGATAACCGTCCGTCTGCGGCCCCACATAAATTGTGGCAGCGTAAGCCACCAACGGCACAATCGAAAGAATCAGCAGCCAGCGAAGCAAATGTTTCATCATGTTCTCGCGCTTACCACGACTGCGAAACGCTGTCAATGCCAAGTTTAAGGTAGCGCGACCGTCTCAGTTGCCTGCGTTCACAATCCACTAGGCAAAAAAAGGAAAAGAAAACAAAGAAAGAAAATGACGAGCAAAATCACCCCAAACGCTATTGCTATCCCTTTTATTGTCATTTTCTGTTATTCTACATTGAGCGTTCGGCGTTCGGCGTTTTCTTCCGCCATTACGCCGGCTCATCATCTACAGTGTACGTCCCGCTCGGGTCCAGCGTGAACTGCAACTGGTAGGTGTAGGTAACAGTGTCGTTGGTGCCTGCGCTGCTCGCGCTCCGGCGAATAACCATGTTTCGTGGCTGCCCACCGGCTCCCTGTGCCAGCCACGCCTGAAACAACGCTTCCGCTATCGCAAACGCCACTGTCCGAATGTCGCCCGTGGTTGCGTTAGCCTTGGCGTCCGTCAACTGCGGCAGCGTTTTATCACTTGTCGCATCGTTGGTGTTCAACGAAATCTTGTGCGAAGCCAGGGTGTAACCAACCCCCAGCCAGACGCTAGGCGCATCATCAAACGCAAACGCAAACGCGTGCCGAAAAATCCTGTTCGACCGCGGAAACGCTTTCATTAGCAAAGCTGTTTCTCACGACAGCTAACCGCTGTCAAGAGCATAGTATCTTTCTCAAATTGAGCGTTGGACGTTCGGCGTTTGAGCGTTTTCTTCATTCCTAGCCTTTCCATTCTCTATTGACTGCGCTCCGCTGTCAAACTACGCTCACTTCCCAAGGTGGCAAAGATTCATCTAAATGATCTGCCCGATTTTATCGCGCAGCTTTGCTATAAAACACGCGTGGGCCTGCGCAAAACGCGGGACGATAACATTCTGCAAGTCCTCGAGCCTGCCACCATTCGCATCTCCGGCGAAGCTATCATTCGCAAAGACGATCTTACCCGCATCAGTTCCACGTCCCGCTCCGGCCCCATTGTCCGCGTCACCGTTGACGATCCTTCCACCGTTTACGAAGTCCGCGAAGGCGTCGTTTCCACCAGTGTCGAATCCGGTGTGACCGCTTCCACCCGTAACTCAACTGATAACGGCATCAACACCGGCACCGACCAAAGCAGCGAGGCCAGTGCCGGCGTCGAATCGGGATCCGCTGCAGGCGGCGATTCTTCCATCGAACAAAGCGGTGGCATCGATAACTCAGCTACCGCCGGCGGCGAGCAATCCAGCGAAACTAACCAATCCAGCGATGAAGGCGCGTCCAGCGGAGGCGAGCAATCGGCTGAAAGCAACCAATCCAGCGACGAGGGTGCTTCCAGCGGCGGCGAAGAATCCGCTGAAAGCAACCAATCCAGCGACGAAGGCGCTTCCAGCGGCGGTGAGCAATCCGCTGACAATTCTACAGGCGCAGAAAACTCTGAAACCGCCGGTGGCGACGGCGGCGGCGAAACCCAGAGCTCAAGCGAGACCAGCACCAGCGAGGATTCAGAGACGCACGATGAATCGTCGTCCGAAAGCGGTTCGTCCGCCGGCGACCAGGTAACCTATCATGTTACGGGCGGCGCTAACGTCGAAACCCTTTATTACGAGGAACCACCCCTATAATGGCTGATTACCGTCTATACCAACGCAGAACTGAGCACGGCACATCGGAAAACAGTTCATCTAGCCATTCGACAAGCCAATCCTCTACGCGCTCAGCCACCGGTAGCCGCAGCGGCACCCGTAGCACGTCCAGCAGCCGCAGCGGAAGCACCAGCCGCGCTACCACGCACAGCGCCAGCACGTCAGGCAGTCGCAGCACCAGTTCAAGCCGCAGCGGGACGCATAGTGCCAGCACATCGTCATCGCGTAGTGGCACCGGCTCACGCAGTGGCACACACAGCGCCAGTACGTCGAGCAGTCGCAGCGGAACAGGTTCGCGTAGCGGGACGCACAGCGCAAGCACATCGTCGTCGCGTAGTGGCACCGGTTCGCGTAGCGGAACGCATAGCGCCAGCACATCGAGCAGTCGCAGTGCGTCCTCTAGTCGCAGCGGCACGCATTCTAGCAGCACCAGTTCAAGCCGATCCAGTTCCGGCAGTCGCAGTGGTTCCCATTCCACGTCCACTTCTAGCAGCGGCTCAGCCTCTGAAAGCGGTTCCAGTAGCAGGCAAACCACCCACACCGATCCGACCCGCACCACCAGCACCACGCACGGCAGCCGCACTTCCACTACCACCGAAAATCCTGCCCCGGAAGTTTCAACACGCTACGAAGACGTGTCCGTAGACTTCCAAATGGAAATCCCCGTAGCCGGCGGCCTGTTCTTTGAAGGCGTTCCCACATGATCTTAATTCAACATTGGACGATCTCCTTCGTCCTGCGAAGCCTTGGCAAAGCAGGATGATCAACTTCTTCGGCATCGTCCACCAATGCGGCGGCTGCGGCACCGAGATATTAGGCGCCATCGAGCTATTGCGCTCGCGCAAAGTCCCTGTGCGCATGATCGTGCCGCCGGGCGATCCGATCATTGACCACGGCAACCCCGCTGCCGATTATCTCCGGGACAAACTTGGCGTAACACTGGTTCAGTACACACCGGGCATGTTCAAAGAGTGCCAGGTCCTCATGTCTTTCGGTGAAGGCGTCCGCCTGTTCCCGCTCATCCGGGAAAATAACGATCGCCCCGGTTATTTCGTTTACTCCGATTGTATGCACTACGCCACCGACGACGAGATCGCCGCGCACCGGGAAGGCTTAATCGACGAGTTTTTTTTTCAAAGCCGCGCGTTGGCAGACAAACTCGGCCCCATCATCGCCCGGCGCGCTCATAAAGCCGTTAAAGCCCGCTCAGGTTACAAAGCTTTCATCAACACCAAAAGCCGCTATCTGCCACTGCGTTTCAGAACCGAGCGCGACGACAAAACATTTCGCGCCCTGAAAATCTGCCGGGACGACCCCGATAAATGGCATCCCGACACGTGGCGCATGTTTTGCGGTGTCACCGCGCCCGCGGGCGCCAGCGTCCAGATCGAAATTGCCGGGTTCGGCCCGGAAGCCGCCGCAAAAGTAGGCGACCCAACGGCAACCGATAATTCCTGTAAATGGCACAACGAACTCAACGTCACGTTGCACCAGCACATACACGACAGCCAAACGCTGTCGGAGCTTTACGCCCGTAGCCATGTGCTTGTGCACGTGTGCGATTACCAATGGGAAGAAGCTTTGGGTCGCATTATGCTCGAAGCGCAGGCTGCCGGCGTAGTGGTCATAGCCGATAACCGCGGCGGCGCCAAAGAACTGATCACCGACAAAGAAACCGGTTTTCTGGTCGATTCACCCGATGAAGCCGCTTTCCGCGCCAGCGAACTGGCCTTTTACCCAAACATGCGGCGCGCCATCGCCAGCCAGGCTTACGCGCAGCTCGTCACCACAGGCCACGGCAACCCCGATGCCTGCTGGCCTTGGTGGGCAGACCTCTTAAAGAAAACCACGAATGGACACGAATAAACACGAATCTCTGAAGGCGATCAGACCCGAAGATCAACCCAAGGTGGATGCTTTGTGTAAGATCCGCGAGGTAGTCAAAGCTGGTTTTGGCGGGTGTCTGTCGAACGGAAATATTGTTGATCGGCGTGAGCATCCAGAAGCGATCCCTATCCAACAAAACAGCCTACTCGGTGTTCCTAAACCAAAATCCGTGCCATCCGGGAAATCAGCTATTCGTGTAAATTAGTGTCCATTCGTGGTTAAAAAGGTTCCCTAAAATGCCCTGGCAACCCTCAAATTGGTCACATGCGCCGCCGCACATTCGCGGCTTGCAACAAATCCACAGGGCCGCCGACCACGTTCCGGCCAGTAAATCGCCAAGGACCGCGCGAATCGTCGGCGCAGACGGCAAAGTATGGGCAGTTGACGCTGATCGCGCAGGCAGGGCTGATCCGGCAGATGGCGTTCGTTTCTCCTTCCGTCTCTCCGATGCCAGCGAACCAGGCACCGCGCTGGTGCTCATCCTCGACGGCGTAGTTTACGATCCCAACAGCGACGGCATCGACCCCAGCGGAATGCCTAGCGGCGACACTTATCAGTTAGAAGTAGCCGATGGCGACGAAATCTGGGCTGAATGCACACTAGACCAATCCACTGGAACCATTACCAGCGTCTCGCTCAACAACGGCGCAGCCACGCCAGACAACGCCGGTGGCATTGCCTACAAAACAATAGGCCACGTAAAAGTTGATAGCTCCGGAGCCACACCGGTTGTCACCCCGACCAACGAAATCTGCGGCGACATAGTATTCGAAGTGCTTCCCACCACAGGACTCGACGAAGACAAAAACTGGATCTGGGGTTTCGATTCATCGGACGGCAATCAAAAGTGGATCGCCGTTTGCGTTGCTGAGTGCGGCGCTACCAAGTGCGGTGATGGGGAAGGCTGCGCGTAATGCCCGGGGTTTTAGTTAATTCTGAGGGCAAGGTCCTGTATGACCCTGCTGAGCAGAAGGTTTTGTTTGCTCCGGGGTGTTGTCCTGCTGTTTCTGTAGTTTGCGATTCCGTTCAGGTGCAAAAATGCGGATTTTTCAATTTTGATGGCACAGAAACTGATCATTATCTCAGGCGCGGGATAAACGATTATACATCCACTGTTACGCGGGTTGGCCCATGTGGAGGGAACGTTGAAGGAGCAGTCCAGACATGCACAAATATGGAGCACCATCTTGGTTTGGTGCCAGATGTTTCACTTGATTGCGATTTTCTTCCTGATTCACACCTTGGCGACTGCACTACCGTTACCACTCATTGTGACGCCTCTCCGCCAACAACGACCTATGGTAGCTTGGATTGGTTTAGTCCGCCATTTGCGAGCGATGATGATTGGGATGTATCGCCAACATCCGCTACGTTGCATTCCGATCACACCTTTGAAGGTTATCGCACAGTATCTTCTGGCAGTTGGTATCTATCTGACCCATACACCGATGAGATGCTTCTTGAACATCTAAATGATGTTCCATATCCGGGGACTTTTGGAGGTTCTTGCAGTGCTGTCCGGGATATAATTACTGAGGGGGGAAGCAGCGACAGCCTTTCCAAATTCAAACCGAAATTCACAATAGCTTGTCCGCAAGACATCGACATTCGCATTAAATATAATGAGCACTTCGTTCCTGATGATGATGGAGACCTGGTAGATACACCGAAGACTGTAACGATTGCGGTAGGAGAGACTGAGATAATCGGGGATGAAGTCTTAGCGCCAGAGGTCAATGGCGAAACTACGCTCACGAACGTTAGGGTAGTTGGTGCCTGTCCCGACAAGTGCAAAGGCGCGTGCTGCGAGGGTGAGGATTGCTCCTGTAAAACTGAGGCTGAGTGCATCGCTGCCGAAGGAGCATTTCAGGGTGATAACGTCCCGTGTGAAGAAGATACTTGCACGACACCGCCGGGAACAGGCGCGTGTTGCACGAGTGATGGTTGTTTTATCCTTAGCGAAGCAGAGTGTATAAGTAATCCTACTGGAGTTTATCAGGGTGATGGAACAACCTGTGACCCTGATCCGTGCCTGGGCGCGTGCTGTTTAGACGGTATTTGCTATAGTGATGTAACTCAATTCGCTTGTGAGGTCGATGGCGGAACTTTTATGGGGAGTGGAACTGACTGTGATCCTGATCCATGTGGTTTTTTACCAGCACCATGAGTGAACCTGGCAAAATACGAATTTCGGATTTGCAAGCCAAGGCTGGTAATCGGCCTGCTAGATATTTAGATGAGTTTCTTTCAGCTGGCCGAATTGAGGGAGACATTCTTTATATCGAACACGCAGTTTATTCTGTCTTGCGCAAGAAATACGCGCCGAAGGCGGTGGTTCCCAAGTTATCCTCGGCGGCTCTACCCGCGCGGCAATCGCCAACTACACAGCCCGTTAATCTATCTGGACCGGGCACCGAGCTGAAAAAACTGCTATCAAAGCTAGGCCTAAAACCAGCCCCTAATTGCAAATGTAATACTCGGATGCTCGTGATGAATCAGATGGGCATTGATTGGTGCAAACAGCACATCGATACAATCGTTGGCTGGCTTAAAGAGGAAGCCGATCGCGCGAAACTGCCGTTCACCAAGATTGGGGCAAAGATTATCGTCAAGCGCGCGATCTCAAACGCGAGAAAAACATCGAAACAGACCGCGAAGCGGCTAGATCATTGAAACATTGGATGTTCGGCGTTCAGCGTTCGACGTTTTTCGCTCTCTTACTCGTCCCCATCCTTAATCCCCAGCCCTTTCCGGGCCGCTGCTTCATCCTTGTCCACCAGCTTCTGGATTTCCTCATAGGTCCGCAGTTGCACACGCGCGTCGCGCATCTGTTCCGCAGTCAGCTTGTCGTTATACAGAATCGATTGCTTCAACTTGTCGATCTTCGATTTGAGTCGGCCAAGGAAATATCCCGTAAACGCCTTGTTACGCTTCAGCGTTTCCGTGGCCTCAAGCACCTGCTTGTTGGTGCTCTGCTCTTTGGCCTCTTCCGGAGTCATCAGATTTTCATGCTACTTGCAAGCTCAGGCGAGGAGTGTCGCAATAGGAAAGCCACGCACGAGTGACCGCGCCCGAGCCGGGGTATAAATCATCGAGTTGGTCTCCTGGAACCATTCCAAGAAACTCAAAAATCCAATAGCAGAACCTCTCTGGCTTAACGCCCGTCAGTCCTTTTTTGAGCGTGATGACTTCGCTAACCCAGTCTCGAACCGTATCCTGTTCTCGGGTTAGCTTTCTTCCGCCACGGAATATCACCGGCTCCCAAGCGTAGGCTGGGTTTACGTTCGCTTTGAATGCGCAAAAGGGTTTAACCCACGCTCCGACGCGCACATCATCTGGACATAGCGCAAGCACTTCCTTTAATGAGGGCGAGCTGAGCGAGAGCGCCCAAGCATCATATTGGTTCAGTCGCTCAATCAGTTCGGCGTGGTCAACTTCTGCACAGTTGGGATCGTGGCTGTAATGCTTCCTCGCTTGTCCGATGTAAGGCGGATCGGCATACGCAACACGAATTGTGAGATTCATATCGCCGGAACAGCCCTCACACGCCCGACACCCACGCTTTCAGCCGCGCGAGACGCCTCGTCTTTTACGCTGCCGTTCATTCCCCCATCGGGCGGCACCATCGGCGGCACCGGCTCAATCACCTTATCCGCCTGTGGCACGCCGAACGCCTTTAGCTGGTTCCTGGCAAATTGCGCCACGCGCAACTGCAACTCCGGCGGCAACCCATAAAACCATCCAATCAAACCCGTGGCGTTTTGACCCATCTCCACCGCTTTACTCTTTTGGCTTCTGGTCAACGACAACGCCACGTTCAACGTCAGATCGCGCACTTCATCCGGGGTCAACTGCAAAATCTCGTTCGCTTCCCCGTTGAAATAACTGAACACTTCGGTCTTGTTCATGTTGGCGTAGATAATGTCAATCGTCGCCAGCAAGATCGCTTTTACCGAAGCGAAAAGTTCCATTAACATCAGAGAAAACAGTTCCTGCCCGCTATCGCGTATCTCGTTGATCCCGGTCGCAAGCTGGTTGCTCGGGAGCCCGCTCATTTCCTGGTCCGCGCTATTGAGCACCCCGCTCTTGGTCTGCTCTAGTTGCATGTAAAAATTGAGAAGAAACTCAAACCGCTCGCTGTCATACGGCAGCGTGACGTAGGAAAGCACGTCTTCATCTTTCATTCCGGGCTTTGGCGTGTAGGTGCCCCCATCGTTCAATATCAGGTTCGGGTTCGCGTCGCCTTCCAGCGTGTTATACGGACGCCAGAACGTTACCCGGCCACTCTTGCCAGTCGCGAAATTGTGACGGTTCACCATCAGATCTATCGGTTCCTGTTCGGAATCGAAATACTCCATCCCGCCCATGCCCCACCAGCGACCGTCCACGTTCATTGGACGAACCACGTAAAACGGGCGATCACCGCGCACCGTCACGTTCGCCGCGTATTCGTAATAAATCGGCGCCTTATTTCTGCGATCGAGAATCACCAGTATCTCGTCGTTCATCCCGTCGCCGTCTTTACTGTAAGTCAACCAGCACTCCGCAAATTCGCTGACCGCCACTCCATCAGGCGCGTCCGTTTCCTGTTCCTTTTTCTCGCGCCTCGGCTTTTTCGCAGCCGCTTTTGGCTGATTCGTGTTCGCTGCCAGGTCTTTTAAGCGTTGCACCGCCGCCGCAAAATCAGCTATACCGCCGTCGCCTTCCTCGAATTGGCCCGAAAACATCTGCGCCACCCGCATCAGATCCATGTCGTAGAGATGACAAATGATCGGCGCAGTCTGAATATCCGGTTCCGCGAGCCCGCACAAAAAATCCTTGTAATACACCAGCGACGTATCCGGCCCTTCGAACTTGATCAGTTTCCGGGCGATCTCCTGCTGCTGCCATATCGGCACTTCCGGCAGCACCGTCACCCCGTCGCGCTTAAGCACCTGTCGCTCAGTAGGCTGAGCAGGCGGAGGACCGATGACCGAGGACTGAGGACTGACGTTCGGAATCCCGCCTTCGTTTACCATTCCCATCCCGCTGCCAAAGAGAACCGGAGGCTCTCCCATTTCAACATCTGGCGTTATCCCCTGAGCCTCTTCATTTGGCGTTGAGAGTTGAGCGTTGGACGTTGGAAGTTGGTCCGGCTCCGCTGGAGCCATTTCATCCACAAACGCGTCTCCCTGCACAATGTAATCTCCGTTCGCATCGAGCACCGGCTGACCTTGCGCGTCCACCAAAATCGTCGAAGTCCGCTTGTAAATCTGGAACCGCTGTTGATGCGTCGGTTTCACCACCGCCTCGCCGCGCACAAAGGCATACTCAAATGAGTTGACCAAAGTCTTTTTCGATTGGCACTGGTCCACTTTCCACCTGGAATGTTTCTTAATCTTGTCCGCCAGTACCTGGTCCTCTTCGCCCACCGCTTCAGTGGTGAACCAATCAGTGTCATCCGGTTGCCCGAAAAAGAACGCCACAGCCCGAGCCACCATCTGTCGTACAATCCGCTGCGACAACGACGCCGTAAGATTCGAGTGCTCAAAAAGCGTTTTCGGTTCAACCCGATCATCCACATTATTCTCGTAACGCGCAGTGTATCGCGCCCGTTTCCCCATCCAACTTTCAACCTTGGAAGCGCCGCCGCGTTTCCGGATCTTCCCCGGCGCAACGCCCTGGCCCCACGCACCGCTGCCCGCGCTCGCGTCATCGAGCACATCATCGCGCCCGAGCTGTTTCGACATCTGCTCCACCGCGTCCGACACATACCGGCACAATTCATCTTCCTGAAGGCGATCAAGCACATACGAAGTCTTGAACGGCATCCGCGGCTTATTAGCCTGCTCCTCGTCCTGTGGCGTTTCCGGCAACCGATCCACGAACTGTTGCGTCTGCGATTTATCGTTTTGAGTAGCCATTGTTAGCAGTTTAACCAATTCGCGATCACCCGGAGTTGTTGAGCTATCGCGCGTCTAATTACTGGCGCGGCCAAGATGCTGAATAGGCCAGCCAAAACCCCCAGCACCATCCATTCAGGTGCTTTGTCTTGAACGATGTTTATTATCGAAATTAAAATGCACGCCATGCCAGCCACGACGTTGAAGTAGCCTTTCTGAAAGCTGCTAGTCGTTTCGTTTTCGGTTTGTGTGTGCGTTTCAATCGTCATAAGCCTGCATTTCATCATCGCGATCACTCAAAGCCCGCGCAGTCTCGAGCAGTTCGCGCCGGCTAATAAACGGCACCCCAAGCTTCAGCTTCCGCCGTCTCTCCGCTTCAGTAGGATATTTCGGCGGTGGCAGATGCAGGCCGTTTAAGATTACTGCAGTGCAGGATGTGCAGCGCACGATTTTGCCCCACACGTCCTCATACTTGAGTTTCATTTCGTGGCCACACTCTATACAAACGGTATTTGCCTTCTTATTCATCCCACTCAATCTCCACTTCCGTCCGCTCATGCACCTTGTTAGTCACTTTCTCCTGGCGCACACACAATTCGATGCACTCCGGCGAATCGTCTTCGATAAGACCAGCCTGCTTAATGCTGTCGAGTAACGGCTTGACGCCTCCACTGAGGTTGTCTTCGTCAAGCAAGCGGCAAGCGAATCGTGTAATGCGCACACGAGCGCGCGCCTTGCCGTTTCCTTCTGCCGATACGCCACCGTCCAATGCTTGTGGTGCATCGCGTTTAACGACGGCGTTAGATACCCGTGCAGCACCAACCGGATTGTTGGCTTTAATAAAATCGGCGCTTGCTCTTGGGAACATGGCTCGGAGGCGTTTTTCATCCAGAGATAAAGTCATCGTCATTCCGCGTGTGGGCTATCTTTCCACAGTCCAAGTGTTCGCAGGAAGGCTTCTGCGCGTTGAGCAGCGGTGGCGTGAATTAAAGACCAATCGTCCGCACCAGCCACGTCCATGAGTGCGTGTTTATAGGCAACTCGATGTGGATTTCCGTGAGTCACGAATATCTTCTCCGCTTCGTGCATGGCATTGAGGTCGTTTAGGTAGTCGGGGACAGCAACGATTCTAGATTGGTTCATACCGACAAGGATGCGAGGGTTTTCTGGCGGGTCTGTAACTTCCCATCTACCGCTCGTGCGGATTTGAGAAATGCGGCACGCTTCCGCGATTGCTATTCGTTGGGCTTCAGGTGTCATCGTCATTCCGCGGTCACTTCCTCATAGTGCTCCCGAAAAACCGGATCGCCTTCCACCCGAAACCCGTCCCCGGTCTTAATCACCCAATCGCCAGTGTTCACCTGCACGTCGCCCTCCGGCGTGGACACAAACGTTCCCTGGTTCGAAAACGTCTTTTGCACAATCCTATTACAAAACCGGCCAAGCGCCTTGCGCCCTTCGTAATCAAGTTCCGCCTGGACCGCAGTCACCCCAGCGCCATCAGGCCCGATAAATTTCGGATAAACCGGCGCGACAATTTTTTTCTTCATGCTGCTAGTGTCTCCCAAGCGAGTTTAACCACTGCCGGAACTTGTAGATTTCCAGAGGCTCGGAATGGTTCAACCATTTCTCTGGGATGCCGTTCAGCCACTCCGAGAAAGTCACTTTCGGTAGCCGGGAAAACTCGCTGGCTGCGACCTCGAAGATACCCGACGCTCCTCCCGTTCCATGTGAATGTTGCTTGTCCCGATGGCGAGCCAACCACTCCGGCCATTTCCGGCAGCGGATCGAATCCGAAGCCGTTGGAGTCGGCCACCATCCAGAACCTTTCCCGCCCTTGCGGAGCACCGGCGCTGGATGCTCCCACAAGACCCCAGCGCGCATCATACCCCATTTGGGCCAAGTCGCTGAGAACTCTTCCCATTCCTGACTGAATAATTCTCCGGCTGTTTTCGATGAACACGAAACGCGGTTTAATTTCTCGGACAATACGCGCCATTTCGATCCATAGGGAGCTTCGATGGCCACATATTCCTCGTCGCGTGCCAGCCTCGCTGATGTCTTGGCAGGGGAAGCCACCGCAGACGACATCGACTTTCCCTCGCCACGGTTTTCCATCGAAAGTTCGGACATCATCCCAGATCGGGAACTTTGGCAAGATTCCGTCCCGTTGCCGTTGGAGTAATACCTGTCGGCAATAAGGTTCAATCTCGACAGCACACACGCAGGTATGTCCGAGAAGGATTCCGCCAAGGATTCCTCCCCCTGCTCCTGCAAATAGATGTAGCTCATTCAAAGTAGCCCACTAACCCACGGATGGGGTCTCTTTCTTATCCGTGCCATCCGTGAAATCCGTGGTTGCTTTCCTACTCGGATGATCCTTAGAAAACCTGCTCGACCGATACCGCACACGAGCCAGATACCTGTCCGTAGGCCGAATTATTTCCGCCTTGTGCCCACTGGTGAAATAAGGATCAATCGGCATTTACAACTTTCATCGTCGGATGCTGGAAATGAGACACGCGCACATCACCACTCCCACGAGGGTCAGCAGTTGAAGGAGGACCATGCCTTGATGCCAGGTCATTGCTCATCCTCATTCTGTGGCTCGTAGAGGCTGTACCAATCGCGCACGCTTTCGTATTCAAGATCGCGACGGTGCTCTTCGGCTTCGTCGAAAATGGCCTGTCCGCCGTAGCCTTGGCAAAGGTGGATTGCAGGGGCGGGAATCGAACCCGCGGTTTTGAGTTTATGAGGCTCACGCCTTGCCACTTCTCCACCCAGCTTCATCATTGCCCCGATGTTATACGACTGCGAAACGCTGTCGTAAACAAAAATCTAACGGCTTGGCTGCGGTTCCGGATTATTGACTCCCAACAACGGGCATCGCGCCAGAAACTTCTCGCGCCCGTCGCCCAGCGCGTAGCCGCACGCGCACCGCCAACGCTTGTCCCGGCTGTCGAGCTTCAGGTCGTGGTCGTGCGCCCGCTCCAGCGGCGTCAACGGCTTGCTTTTCTTGCCGGTGAACTTCACGCCATAGTCCCACGTCTGTTGATCAGCGCCCATGTCGCTTTATAGCCGGACTGCTTTCCGCTGTCACATTTTTATCTTACCGTTCGTGCCATAAGCAACGCATTGAGACCCCCAACTAGAATGACGAATACTGCTACCTTTTCCAGAATCGTTTCCGATCTAATGAATATGAAGGCTGCGGCGGCAAAGCATACGAATGGAAGACACCATAGATAAACCACTGCTAACTTTTTCATGCGGCCCACATCACTTCGCGTAAGTTAATCGCCTGCCGTGGATGCCCGAAGCCGCGTGGTCCCGCCGGAAACATCCGCTCTTTCACTTCACGCCGCGCATCTTCCAGCGCGCCCCGAATCATCTTCACATCTTCCGCCTTCGGATGATCGATCTGACGTTGCGTGAATTTCCCCCGTAACCGAGTTAGCGCCAGTTTCCCGGAGTCCACCGTAAACCGGTGAAACTGCTCGGGTGTCATTTGCGCTTCTTTACCGATCGCGTCCTTGTACGTCCTGTTGATCGCGCTCGACGGCACGCTCAATTCGCGCGCCCCACCCGGGTTTTGATGAACCCAATTCTGCAACAGCAAATCTACCTTTTGCGCGTCCGGCTCAACCTTTGTCCCGGTCGCCAGGAATAACCTGCTGAAGATGTTTCCGCTCTTTTGCACGTCGCGCCCCCACAGATCAGCTTTCCTTTCCGCTAACGAACCCGCGGGAAGCATCTGGTAAATGGGTGCAGCGCCTTTCGTGTCGCGCACCCATTCATCGAGGTTGCGTAACGGTTGCCTGACGAGATTCGGCACTAGCGCGCTTAACAACATCTTTTTGCCCGCCTCAGTGATGCCACCCCTAACGCCACCGCCGCTCTCGAGCGAGTCCGCAATCTCGGCAAACCCCTGTAAAAACGTTTTCGATTTCGCCTGTGCCAGAAAATAACCGTACATCGCGTCCAGACTTTCACCGAGCGTCTGGCCGCGCTTGATCTTTTTGAGGTTCGTAATCGCGTCCACCACAGTCCCGATCACCGTCGCGAACGGCTCATAACGCCCGTAATTGATGTAAACACCGTTGCGGCCGCCTACCCGAATCTGGTACTGCCCGCCGTGCAACCGCGTCCTCAACTCGCGTTCACTGCGCCTTACTTCCGTTACCGGCGTGGACCCGGTAAAGAGCAACGCTTTTTTGTCATCGTCATCATCGCCGGTCGTCGCCGCCCAGAGCGCAGCGAACGTCGCCCATGCGATCAATTGCTCCGCCAAATGCCTCACCTGCTCGCCTTTATCGTAGCTTTCGAACATCGGCTTGCCATCCTTGAACCGGTAAAAACCCGCTTTCGAAAAGCGCCAGGCCATGTTCGCGCTGCCCAATGGCGTTTTGCGCAGGCCCATCTTGAAAATGTTGTATGGCGTCCGGATAAACGGGAAAAAGAACCCCAGCAAATGGCTGCCGGTCCGCATCTGGTTAAACCGCGCAACGGCGTTCTCAAACGGGTTGCCGCCCTCTTCTTTGGTTCGCATCTGATCTTGGAACGTGAGGTTTACAGCTTTATCCACTGCGCGCTGCCACGCTTCGCTGTTCGGTGTGGCGACCAGTTCGTTCATACGCGTGGCCATCGCGTCGCCGGTCAACCCTTCGCGCTTCGCGATCCGATACGCGACCGCGCCTGCTTCCATTTGCCCGATTAACCCCTTGAACGCCGCGTCCATGAACATCAGCGCGCGTCCCGGCATCCTGATCACGCGTCCGGTCCGGCCGGGAATAGCAGGACCAAGAGCGCCGCCTGATCCTTTCTCGAAGTCCTGGAACATTTCCACCTGCTCATTGAGCACGTCGTTCCGGAAGAAATCGGCTTCTGCGCCCCACGCCTTGACCGCGATCGACAACCCGCGACGCAACCCCGGCACAATGCCGTTCACGATATGCTTAAACTCCCCGAGCTGCGCCGAATCCGCGTCGCGATAAGCCAGGTTCACCAACGACTCCAAACCGCGTTGTAAACTAAAATCCCACGCCGTAGAGACCGCGTTGCCGGTAATGTTCGCCATGTGCGTAGCCGGCCCCGAAAGAATGTTGTTAATCCACGCTTCATAAACCATGTCGAACGCGTTCCCGCTCGTTGCCGCGTGAATCACGTTCCCAAGCCGCGCCACGTCAGTCGGCTCACTCATGTCCGCTCCTTTACGAATCATCATTTCCTGATAAAGCGGCAACCCGATCTGCCCCAGCACGCGTCCGGTGTAAGGCGCTTGCTGTCCTGCCGGACGCGGCAACTCACCTTCGCGCGGCGCCACCGGACTGCGCTCACCGCCAAACATCATCGGAGCCTGCGTCTCTTGTCCCGTAGGCAACTCACCAGGTGTAGGGGCGGCCGTGTCGGCCGCAGGTCTTGGCGAAGGAGGAATAAACAATTTCGATCGCTTCCGCCTAACCACTTTCATCGTGCCCAAATCCTTGCTCGCCACAAACCCCATCGCCTTGATCATTTTTCGCGCCTCAGCGCGAGCAACGTCTTCGGATACTGTAGCGGAGGCCCCTGGCCGCCGTTCCGTCTCCTGCGCCAAAAGTGCAATCTGCTGCGCATCCAAATTCTCAAGCGTCGCCCCGGCCCGAGTCTTAGCCATCAATTTCGTTTCCAGATCGGATACGAACTGGTCGTTGATGTCGTTGACCTGTTTGACGCTGAGCCCTGTCGCTTTCGCAATCTCCGCAGCGCTGCGCGCCCCGGTCTGCGCCAGCTTGATCACTTTCTTTTCCGATTCGCCGTAACCCGCCATCTGATTCTCGATCATTTTGGCGCCTTTTAACCGCAATTCCGTGCCGCCGGACAAAATATCGTCAATCGTCACGCCCTTTCCGGCGACATGCTCCAGCGCCGCGTTGATCTGAGTGCGTCGCCCCTGAACGATCTGCTCCAAGCGCGCCACTTTCTCCTTGTGATCGGCAATCGCGTCCAGTTCGCGATCTTCAGTAGCCGACAAATGCACAAGAGCTTTCCCGATAAATTCACGGTTCCTCTCCTCCGGCGTTTTGAACGGATCACGGCGCGCAGACAACGCCCGTGCGGTCGCTTCCCCGATCTTGGTATAAGCGTACGCCAACGCGTCATACCCGCGTTGTTCCTCTGGCGTCTTCGGTTGCCCCTGTTTTTCGATGAGATATTGCTGTGTCGCGCGCACTTCCGCGGGCTCGAGCACTGAGCCATCCAGCCAACGTTTAGTAACATCCGCTGGCAATTTGTCGCCGCGGCTGCGCAAAATCGCTTCGCCTTGTTTGTCCCAATCATCCAGTTTTTGCGGCGTAGCCGTGGCAGTATGAAACTCGTGCACCGGCCGCATGGCAGGCTCCGCGCCCAGCGCCAGATCAGGCCGCCCAATGCCTTTTATACCGCGCAACTTCTCAACCGGATCATCCCGCATAAGCTCCATGAACGACGCCACCGGATCAGCCGATTCAGACAGCTTCACTTCATCCTCGACGACCTGACTCAGTAGTTCCAGTTGCTCGCTGAGTTTCACTAAATGCCCATATTTCTCGGAAACTTTAATGGCGTGTTTTAACTCTGGATACTTGTCAATTAGCTCCTGCGGTGGTCGAACGCCTACAGACGTTTGCGCAACACGTTCGGGTATTCGATCCACGTAATTGCGCTGCAAGTATGCTGCGATGTCGTTATCGCTGTAGCCATAAGCCCTTCCAATCGCGATTTCCTGCTCCACAGGCCGAAAATTAGGAACAACAGACGAGTCTCTCGTTGATTGATTTCCGAGCTTCTCAGCTAACTTAACATTCCTCCTAGTCGGCTCAGCTATCTTTTTAGCGGGAACGGTGCCCTTCGACGCATCATGCTTCGCCAAGAAATCCGATAACGTCTTTTTCTCCGTATCCGTGTTATCCGTGGTCGTTTCCTGACTCAACAGATCCGTCACACCAGAAACGCCTTTCTCACCAAGTTTCCCTTTCAACCGGCGCATAGCCGCACTCGCCAGCCGGCCTACGGCTTGTTTCGGTAATCCGCCAAGCCGTTCCCCGATCTCGCCCAGCGTCTCTTTCCCGGACAAGATTCCATTCATCACGTCTCGCATTTTGTCCGGCAACTCGTCAATCGCGGTCGAAAGCATTTGTGTCGCCTCAGTCCGCGCCACGTCCGCCCGAACATCGCTCGGCCCGACGATGTTTTCTTTTTGTGAAACCGCGGCAGAGCCTTCGGCGGAGACGGGAACATCCAGCACCGTCGATTCCCGCCCCGCCGTTCGCATCTGCCTGCCGTAAAGACTGCGCAACTCATTCCCGACCACTTTGCGCGCAAACGTGTCCATTGCGGCCCCGCGAGCAGGATCAAACTCACGCGCCGCGCGCACCAGAGCAATCCGGGCATGTTGCTCCACGTCCTTCAGCGTCACGCCGGGGATATTCGAATACGAGCGTGCAATCGATTCAGCCAACGGCCACGCATCCTTAAACCGTTCCGCCGGCGTCTTGGCAGCATCCGCCGTCGCCTGTGCTCGCAATTCTGCCGGTTGAGCGTTGGGCGTTGGGCGTTGAGCGTTCGGCGTTTCTTCTCCTTCTCCTGTTTTTTTGAGTTCTTCCCCGCGCATCAGCTTCAAAAGCTCTTTCTGTCGCGCAAGTGCTCTCTGGTATTCCTCTTTAAACGGCCATTTACCCAATTGCTGCATCTCGGCCAGTTGCCGTAATCGCGCCGTGTTATTCTTTCGGCCTTCCCTGATTCCGTCCACCGTCCCGCTTAATTCCTCGAGGCGCGCCAACAGCGTCGCCGCGCTGGTTACGCGCCCGAATTTCGGGCTATTGGAATCCGTCGCCATCAGATCGAACTGCGCGGACGGTTTCGTTACCCTCTTGCTTTCTACACCCGCAACATCCCATTCGTCATATTCTGTAGGAGTAACATCCAACCGCACCGGAACGCCGTTGACCGCCACTGAGAAAATGGCTTTGCTTTTTTCGTTGGTCGGTTTGTTTTTCTCCGCGTCCAATAACGCGTTCACACGCTCCACCATCGCCGTCTTAGTCTCAAACGAATCGCCATCTACCGTGATCTGAGCACCGTCTTTCGAGACGCGCTCACCGAGTTTTGCCATTAACTGCATCGCCGGCTCAGACCGCGCCTCTTCGGCTTCCTGCTGGCGCAGCCATTCTTTCGACGACCTGATCTCCGAATCTCGGTTTGCAACTTGACGGTCGTGCCCGGCCCGGCTCCCTTCTAATTCCCGAATCCGGCTATCCAGCTCGAAACTCTCGGCTCCGTATGGGCCGCTTAAAATCGAGGCTTGCTCCGCGAGACTCAGGACATCGCTCATCTCTTCGAGTTCGCGCCCCACGATCTTACCGCTTAACGCCTGTTTCTGGATCCGCAGTTTGCGCTCAATAATTTTCCAGAGCGATTCATCCAGCGTGTCTTTCATTCCCAACCGCGTCAATTCCACGGGTACGCCCATCTCCGCGTGCACATTGCCTTGCCGATACACGCGCCCGTCGCGTTGCTCTAACCCTGCGGCTGTCCACGGAACGTCCAGGTTCCACGCCGCAAGCATCCGCTCCTGCATGTTGACGCCGGTGCCGAGTTTCTCCGTGCTGCCCATCACGATGCGAACCTTGCCCTTATTCACATCCTCGAAGAGTGATTTTTTTCGCTTGGCATTATCAAATTCTTTGTCGGCAACAATCGCGATTTCTTCCGCCGGCACGCCGAGAGCTATCAGTTTCGCCTTGATGTCTTCGTAAAGATTAAATGTCGTTCCTGGCGGTTTACTGGGGTCGAGCTCTAGGTTGAGATTCGACCGTGGCACCACGGCATCAAACAAACTGGTTTTGACTTGGTTGAACGAGTCGGAGAAGATCACCTGTGTCCCGTTGTATGGCGTGGTCTCTCGATAGAGTTTGATTATGCCGCGAACCGCCCTGTTAGCCTTACTGCCCGACTCATCTTTGGCGCGCGGTTCGATCAACCGAATGTCGATCGCTGCGGCTCGGCTCGCGATGTAAGCCTGCACCGGCACAGCAAACAGGCTCTTATTATCCTTAAAATCGTCGTATTTTAGCTCTTTGAACCCTTCGAGCACGTTGCGGATATAATTAACCCACGCGGCCGTGCCAGGTGTGCGCTCCAGCGCGATCAGTTGTCCGCCGCCTCCTTTGATGCCCGGACGATTCTTTACCACCATGTCGTCGCCCAGTTTCACGTCGGCAGCTTGCCGGAAAAATGTGGACCACTCAGGCAGGTTTACGATCTTCGATAGGCGCTCCACCATCTTGCGTTCACCGCTCGGGCCGGCTTCGCTGATCGTCTCGACCTCGGCAAACTTGCTGACGAATTGATCGAACGTTTCAACGCCGTATTCTTTCAGGAGATGCGGCGCCACCAGTCTTACCTGGTTCCAGATTTCCCCCAGCGTATTCGTGACTGGCGTGCCAGTCATCGAGAACACGTTTTTGCCGCCGTTACGCTCCTGAATTGACCTGGCTCGGAGCAACATGGCGTAACCGCGCTGGCTCATGCCGCTGTCGATGCCTTTTACGTCCAGCTTGGTCGAGAACGGCATTTTCTTAAACTTGTGCACTTCATCCACGATCAGCGCGTCCACGCCGAGTTGTTGGAAATTCAAGAGGCCCGTGTCGGTTTTTCGCTCGGAAAGTGCCTGAATCTTCGTCTCAAGCTGCTCGATCATCTTGACTAGTTGCTTCACACTGGGTTCGCGCGATTTCTTGGCATCCGAGACTGAGTTGTATCCGCGATCCGTTAAACTCTGCATCGCTTCGTCCACGAGCGATTCCATGTGTTTTGTCTGAAACACTGGGTCGTCTTCGATCAATCCGAAGGTGCTATGCGCGATAACTACCGCGTCCAGGCGCCGGCAGCAATTC